AGGCCGTCGATGGTCATGTGATGTTTCCGTCCCAGGCTGCGAAAGCTTGCGCGACCAAAGCGTCTGCACCCTTGCGGCCGGCGAGCTCGGTCAGACCAATGTCGCTCGAGATGTCGTGGCGAATGCCAAGGATCTCGTGCATCAGCTCCGCCTTACGCAGCAGGATCGGCGCGATGAGCGTGTCCATGGATTGCCTCGCGAGCATCCACACCGACTGACAGTTTCGCTGTTGACCAAGCCGATGCACACGCTTCTCGGCTTGCAGCATCGCCGTGAGAAACCATTCGAGATCATGCATCACGCAGATTCGCGCTCTGTGCAGCGTCACGCCCTCGCGCATGGCGCCGTAGGTCGTGACCATCACCGCGGGTTCCTTGGTCGCCTGAAACTCGTCGATGTACTCGTCACGCGTCTTTTGCGGCACGCCGCCGTGTGCCAAGAACTTGTGGTAGCGACCGAGCGGCTTGTGATTGAAGATCTGCGCAGCGGTCTCGCGCTCCCAAGTGAAGACGACGACGGCCTCGCCCTGTTCGAGCGCGTTTGCGACGTACTCGCGTGTCGCTGGCACCTTCGCACGCGAGGTCAGTTGTCGCAGCCGCGTCAGCTCCGGAAGAACCTTTTCTACTAAACCTTCAGAAATCGCGCGCACCAGCTGATCGAGCGAACCCAGCGCGTAGAGCTCGAGATCCGTAACCAGCTCGTCGTACGCTTCTTTGTACTCGCCCATGTCGCAGTACTGGGTGCTGCGCGTGAACTCCGGCAGTTCAATACCTGCATCGGCTGTCGTGCGCCGAAGAAAGCAGCACTTCAGCCGCTCGCGAAGCTCGGCGACATTTGTCGGACCCATGTCGACGTGCGTGTATCCGTTGTGCACCGCGCCGCAGTAGCGCAGTCGAAACTCCGTGAACGTGCCCCACGTCTTAGGTCCGCACGCGAGCGTCAGGAGGTACCACAAGTCGCTTGGACGATTCTCGAGCGGCGTGCCTGTGAGCAAAATCCGCTTCGCCGTACCGGTCATCGCAAGCGCAGCGCCGTTGCTGCGCCTCGTCTTGCTGTTCTTGACGTAGTGGGCCTCGTCGATGATCGCCACACACGGCCGCACGCTGTGAAGCATCGACCACCACGCCTTCACGATCTCGTAGTGGACGAAGTACCACTTCGCATCCTTACGAAAGCTCGCGTGATCGATGTTCGTGCTCGCGAGCGCGCAGTAGTCGTCAGGGCTTGCGACAAAGCCGAGCGCCTGCAGCTCACGGCGCCAGGTCTGCTGTACGACGAGCGTGCCGACGATCACCGCTGGTCGCTCGTAGCAGCGCCGCGTGGCCTCGGCTGCAACGGCCGCCTGCGCGGTCTTGCCTAATCCCATCTCGTCCGTCAGCAGCGCGCCGGGATAGTCGAGTAGGAAGTTGATGCCTTCGACTTGATAGGCGTAGAGCTCACGCTCGACCTGCGGCAACTCCACAGTGAGCAGTCGCGAATCGAGCGGCGAAGGTAGCTTGACCTCAAACTCGTCGAGCAGCGCAACGACGTCGTCGAGCATCCACGCGGTGTAGGGGACGTCGATCCAGTCGTCGCAAAGCCGAACGCCTGCGATCGCAGCGACATCTGCGCGAACGCAGTGTGTGTAGAAGTCGCGCGCGGCATCCTTTGGAAAGAACACGCGCAACCAGCCCCTCGATGGGCTAATCGCTCGACAGTTGAGCATCGGTGAAGACTGGTCACGTGAGCCTCTATTGAGCCCGCCGTACCAACCGGAGACCGACGCTATGCGCGTGCGTGTTCGCCGTCAAGACCGGTCGAATACGCATCGGACGATTTCTCTTCGTCTGATGCGTTCGACGTCACATCGCCATCTGCAGCGCGTGCCTCCATACCGCTCTTCGCGTTGTAGACGAGCACAGCAATCTCACCCAACGTCACACGCTGTGTACGCGCCAGAACGCGTATGTCTGCCCCACAACGTACCATCCCTAGTAGGGTCTCCCAGACCTCAATCTGCTTACGCGACAGACTGAGGCTTGCACGATTCTGCCGACGATCGCTGCGGTAGCTGCGGCCGCTGCCGTCCGGGCAGAGATCGCCCTTGTGCCCCCGCTTGGGCGCGTGACAGCTAGCACAATGAATCTCTTCCGGTGGCTTACGCGCGGGCATGTGACCTCAAAGGTGTGGAGCGAGCGCCGCGTACCAGACGTCGGCCATGAAGGCGTAACCGAGATCGTTTGGGTGTACACCGTCGCTGAGCCCATCCACGGGGAAGCCCGTGTGTAGGTCGACCAGCTCGACGTGGACGCCTGCCGCCGCGCGATCTTCCACAACCGCAGGCAGCGCTGCATTGTAGTCGGACACGCCCGGCTCGTTCTGCGGGAGCGGGATTAGCTGCGCGACGAGGATCAGCGCGTCAGGTGCGTTCGCTGCGAGCTTGTCGATCAGCAGACCCATGCGGGCGGGCGCGTTGGCCAAGTCGTCTTTGCGCCCGACGTCGTTCGTGCCGGCTAGCAGCATCACGACGTCCGGGACGCCGTCCTCGAACGCGGGCTCCGGCACGCGCGCGATCAGGTCTGCGATCTCAGCACCGTTGGTGCCCTCGTGCTGCGGCGGGAACGGTACGCCTCCGACCGTCGCGGGCCCGGCTGACCAAGAGCCCACGAAGGTGATCGCGTAGCCGTTGTCGAGCGCGTGCTGAAAGAGACCCACGCGGTAGCTGCCGTTCCCACCGGCGGCTGTGATCGAGTCTCCGAGTGACAGAATCTTGCACGCGCTACCATCGGTGGGACACGGTTTGTACGGTTCAGCTGGCGGTGCACCGCAGCACATGCGTAGAACGAACGCTAGTGATAGTGTCGTAAACTTCATTACCCCTCACTTTCTATCTTCGAGCGTGTTCAGCTGTGAACGTGCTGCGGTGCAACTCCATTCACTGCAGTGCAGGCTCTTCGCCCGCTACGTCCTCTTGCTGTGGCTCGTCTTCGACGTATTGCGCGTCGATGACTGCGAGAACCGCGTTGTAGTGCTCCGTGTACTCCGGCGAAGCGATTGGCAGCCGATCGAAGATCGGCCGCAAGAGCGCGCTCGGAGCTGGTCCATTGTCCTCGAACATCGGATGCAGCAGCGGCGTCAGCTCGCCAATGTCCTTGAGCCCCTGCAGCGTGCGCGCGATCTCCTCGCCGACCTCTTGCGGGTCACGCGAGGTGTGCAGCGCGGCGATCATGCGCTGCCAAGCGCCGTTCTTCATATCGTCCGGCCACGTTGGATCAGCCACGACTACCTTGGCGAGCTGCTCCGGCGTCGTCGGTTGCGTCATCGGGGGCGGCGTCTCCCCGTTGACGCCGTTCGCCTGACCGGGCGGCGCTTCAACAACACGTCGCTTGCGCTCTGGCCCAGCGGCCTCTGCTGCTTGCGCAGGTGTTGCCTCAGCGTCGATGACCTGTGTCCTCGGCTGTGGCGGCACCGCGCGAACCTGCACGCGCTGGGGCTGCTGCGCGGTGATGACGGCGCGGGAGATGTCCTGCGCGCCCTCGAGCAGCGTCTTGACGATCTGCATGCCGGGTGTGTCCTCCGGCGGAGCTAGCTGCTGCATCACCTGCGCAGTCATGTGCAGAGTCTGCATCTGGCTCTCGCTCATCGTGGCGATCACCTCGGCGAGCTTGTCGGGTGATTGCTTCTGCGCGTCGATGAGCTTGAACATCATCTCCATGAACTGCTTTTGCTGCGCACCGTCGTCGCGCTTTATCATCTGCAGAAACAGATTCATCTGACGTTCAGAGTCGCTCTTCTGCGCGTCGAGCGCGAGCTGCTGCCGGTCCTTGCCGGCGTTGACCATCGCCACGAAGAGCGGCACCAGCGCACCAAGGCCCGCCGTGACCATGGTGATAATCGCAGTCATGTCGATCGCCGGTTTGGGCGGTGGAGCTGAACGCAGGGCTGCAATCTGCTCACGCAGCTCGCGATCGCGTTGCTCTTGCAACGCACGCTCATGCGCCACGCGATCGGCCTCACGCTGCTTACGCTCGTTCTCGAGCTGCAGCTCGAGCGCACGCTGTCTGCGCGCGTTCTCCGCCTGAGTGCGCTTGAGCTCCTCTCGCAGCTCTTGCGTCTGCTGCACCGCAAGCACGTCCGAGGTGAACGTTGCGTAGTCGCGCGGGTTGGGCGCAGTTGCTGCAGCGGTGGGTCCTTGCCCGAGCGGGTAGTGCCCAACAGGCAAGCCTTCGCGCATGCCTGCGTGCACTTGGAATGACATCGGCGGAGCACCCGGTGCAAGCGCACCCATGTTGCGACCGTCCGCGGTCATGCCCTTGGGCGGCACGTTGTCGATGTTGAGCGAGAACCGCGGACACAGGTGCTGCGTGGGATTGTTCGGATCTCGAACTTCGATGATGTACGCGCCACCGCCGTAAACCTCGATGACCCAGTTCAGTAGCGTGTCGTCGAGCAGATCCGTGATCTGGAACGACTGCGACTGCAGCTGGCCAATGCCACCCTTATTGTTGCGCCGCTTGAAGTAGCAGATCACCCATGGATGGGTGTCCACGAGCTTACGAAGCTCCTCGAGCGGTGGTTCTGCGAGCGTCGGTTGTGGGGGTGTATGCATACGTGCCTTTCGACGAGCCATGGCTCATCCTTGCGCAGTGTTGCGCTGTTTTGCTTGATAGATCTGATCGAGCGCTTCGATTTCGTGCGCGATCACTTCCGAGCCCCAGATCGATCCCAATACCGATCCAAGGCCACACGTCGCAAGAGCCGTCTGCAGTGGCCCCGCAATCTCAACCGGCCCGATGCCCATGTAGCAAGGCCACAAGCCCAAGTACCAAAACGCCAGCCCCACCCAAAATCCTGTGCAAGCCGGGCAGTAGAGCAACGCACGAACGACTCGCCCGCCCACACCCGAGATCAGCATTCTCACCGGTGAGAACACGAACGATCGCGTGAGAACGTACAGCACACCCGCAGCGATGAGCATGAACCACACGATTTCCGCACAGGTATTTTCCAACGATGCCTCTTGAGCCGGGGCTCCGCCCCGGGCTACTGTGGGTCTGCCACCAACAAATCCACCAACGAGAAATCCTTCTCTAGGGGTACGCCAGGGGCGGGGCAGCTACGGTTGTCGCCGCCTTTTGTGTAGCTGCACAGCCTTTAGCAGGAACAGGCTGCTGACGGCCGCTGCGCCCAGCACGCCGCCGACTGCTGTCACGATGTACCAGCCGCTCGCCTTGAGCATGTAGAGCTGGCAGCTCAGGATCACGATGTCGGCGGACATCAGCCCGAACCCAATCGCCCACGCCTCTTGTGAGATCATCGCTTCTTCCGCAGCTGAATCAGCTCACACGCCTTGCTGACGTACGAGACCATCATGTTCGGGCGCTGATCGCAGATCGCCAGCGACTCGATGTCGCCCAGGTGATGCAGCTTCCACTGCTCCTCTCGCACGAGCCGTTCGCCGATGCGCTGCTTTGCAATCTGTTTTCGGCCCTCCGCGAGATTGTAGAACCTGCACAGTCCGCAAGTGTTGACCCGCCCACTAGCGAGCTCACCGATCTCTTCTGCGTTCGGCGGCGCGATGAGCGGTCGGCCCGACGTCTTCTGCCCGGTGTAGCCGTCTTTCCATACGACTGGGATCGACCCGCCCGGCGCATCGTTGGCGTGCTCGGCGTCGAGCTGCTCGATCGGCTTCTGCTGATGCGCAAGAATATCGGTTTCGTTCTTCGGGTCACTCACCACAGCACCTCGTGTTTCGCCCACGGCCAGCGAGCGAATGCAAAGAGCCACAGCCTGTTCGCGTGAAACGACCGACCCGATTCTAGTCGGATGAACGGGCCGTCCCAGCTGACGATCTCGAAGTTCACTCTGCGGCTTTCTTAGACTTCTCGGCGAGCGACTTGGTCAACACCGCGAGCTCGGTCTGCGCCGCGCCGAAACTGAGCACGCCAATGTTCGTTGCAACGACGTTGAGAAACGCGTGCAGCTTGGGCTTGTCCTGCGCGAAGATCGACACGCCATAGTAGGTGCCGTCTTCGAGGATGAAAATGAGCGCATCGCCCGCGGACGAGCGAATGAACGGCGCGTAGCTCTTAGTCTGCTCATCCTCGCGGACGTTGGCCGTCCACCCGTGCGCGCACTCGACGGCCATCATGATCGCGACGGCCTTGGCTTTATCGACGTCGGTCAGTGAAAACAGTTTTTGCGACGTGATCGCCGCGTCGATGGCGACCTTGCGCGTGCTCTTGCGTTTGCGCGTGTCGTTCATCACGCGACTCGCAGTTTGGGCTTCTTGCGCCGGAGCTCGAAGAGCTTGCCGTTACAGTTCGCGTTGCCGCCGTAGATGATGTTCTCGTTGTACGGCCGGCCCTGGTCCAGGCGCTCGTTGGTGCACCAGCCCATGTCTTCCCACTTCGCTTCGATCGGAAAACTGTTTTTGTACTCGTAGCCGATGTGCACCGCGATCCTGCGCTGTCCGCAGCACGTCACGCAGGGTTCGTTAGAATCAGGCGCGCAGTCAGGGCACGGGTCCTCACGATACTTCGCAGTCTTGCCCTGCTCGTGCGGACTGAGGATCGTCGTCATCTTCATGAAGCCGGCGTTGCGCCGCAGCGCGTCCTGCGCACGTTCGAGCTCGAAGTACATGCAGTTGAAGCACAACGCGTCGGCGATCATCTGCTGCTCGACGTCGTCGTTACGCGTCACCTCGAGCTCGGGCTGACGCTGCACCACGCGATCGATTGTGGTGAGGTCGCGCGTAATCGCTCGAGCTGTGGACCAGCGTACCAGCAAGATCAGCACGAGCACGAAGACGCCTGCTGCGAGCAGACTCACATCAGAGGTTAGCTGCATACGTAGGGTCCTTTCCGAAAGCTGATGCTAGAGCCGACTCTGGCGGCGAGGCGTTCGCTGACACGACTTTGGGGCTACGGTCCGCGCGCGGGTCCAGCCTAACCATGCTCGGCTCTCGAACAACCGCGTCGCAGGGTGCTGCGCAGCGGGCAAAGGGGGTCCGTAGAGGTCGCTGCGGCCGTGGCAGTCGAAGGCTCGAAGCAGGCCGAGCAGTAGCGCGACAGCTGCAAAAACGGTCAGTAGGTCACCGGCGAGCCCGCGTGCGGCGGTTTTCAGTCGATTGCGCGCAGTCGACATCGAATCGACCGCACAATCTCGTATTCGTGGGTGTTTCGTCAAGCTCACGAAAATCCGTAATGGTTTCGACCCCCCTCGCGTTCCGCGCTCAGATTTCCGCGTACGTGGAACGCAGGTATTTGCAAATACGGACGCTGAAACAAAGATGAACGGTTTTTTCCATCCACAAATAACCGGTCCGTACGGTCTGGATCTGTAAGTGTGCGAAAGGACAGCAGGTGGATCAGGCCCTCACGTACTCTAAGAAAAAGTAAGATCAACGATATTTTTTGACACTAGTTTCCATAACTACTGTACGCCCTACGCGATCACCTGCCCTATGCAGACCCCCACGATGCCGACCTGTATACATTCCACCTGTTATGGAAAACGTGTCAAAAAAAATTGTTTGATCTTATGTTTTAGAGCAGAGCATTCAAGCATCAGAAAACCCCTGAGACTACAACAACAAATAGCGACACTTATTTTGACACTACGTTCACACGGCTAGCACCACTGGAAATGTGGAAAAGTTTTCATATGTAGGCCAAAATGTTACTGTTTCCGTCTGTAACGGATGAAAGTGCGATGTTTGCTACAGTCGCCCACACACCAACGTGGGACATTAGACTGATGCTGCAAATGAAACGGAACTACCTGGAAAAGGCTTTACGTTTGCCCAGTGTGGTTCAAACGGCCCCATCCTTGCGCTCCGCTGCGTGCTGCGACTAGATAGCGGTGTCCGACGAGCCTTTCGGGCTCGCTGACGGCAGGGAACCTGGATTGGGCAGAACACCCCGAGCGCGCGCCTTGTCCCCGCTCACACAGACAGGCGCGCGCTCGGGGCTCCTCGAGTCGTCCGTGCTGAATGCAGCCGCTCAGCACTCGTCGTAGCGCCCCACAGATGTCCGCCAAGACTCCGAAGCTCCGCCCGCAGACGCTCGTCTCGCTCGCGCTGCTGCAAGAGCTGTTTCTCAGCAACTATCGCGGCGACTTCGCGCGAGAGCTCCGCGATCGCATCTGGTCTAGGACCGAGAGCAGACTCTCGCTGCACATGAGCTCGGTCTTGCACTGTCTCGACGCGCTCGAACGTGCGAAGGTCGTCAGCGCTGTGCTGCTACGGCCCGAGCCGCAGCTGGCGCCGCAGAAGTACTACTCACTGACGGCTGCTGGCGTCGAACGTGCGCGAAATGAACATCTGATGCTGCTGCGACTACTTGGGAGGGCGTGATGAGTGCGATCGCTGTGATGCTCTTCCTGCTGCCGCTTGTAGCACTCGTTGCGTATCTCGTTCTAACGGCAGCAGCCGAGGCGTACAAGCAGTACAAACGCGTCAAACCGATCTTCGAAGATCTCGGCCCCTGCACGCATGACTGGCAGACCGAGCACGTGACGTACGCCGCGCCTATCCACCCATCGAATGTACATTGGCTCGAACAAGGCGAAGCTCGCGAGCGTGCGATGCGCGGCACAACGACAGTCCTTCACGCGTGCAGCAAGTGCGGCAAGCGTCGCGAGATCGTGATGTTCGGCAAGACGCTGCAGACCAGCGACACAAGCAAGTGGTCCTCAGCGCGAAACGTGAACTGATGGTCCGCGCACGCTCTCACAAGTCACGTGTTCGTGCCGCTCACGCAGTGATCCGCGGCACGCCAGTGCACTATGGTCTGACGTTCGCGATCTGTGGAGCTGTCGGCGCAAAGACTGGGTACGCGCCGAGCGTGACGTGTCGCCGCTGTACGAAGCTACTGGCTGACACGCTGTCGAGACGGACGACACAAGGGGGTGAGAAATGAGCCGGCGCTGGTTCAAAGCACCGTACGTCCACAACGGCGTTACGTACGGCTCGCTCATCGACACCACACCCGGCCGCGAACGTATCGCCGAGGAATGGTTCATTCTCGACAAGACCGGTAAGCCGCTCGGATCAATCATCAAGAACGCACGGACCGACACGTTCGACGTTCGCGCGCTCGGCACGATCAGTCCGAAGCTGATCAAAGCGCCCAACGGTGGCTGCTTCAAGACCCTGTCGATCGCAATGCGTTGGTGCGACGACAACGAAGACTGGCAGGCCGCGCCTGATCCAGAAGAGCCGAAGCCATGTGCAGACGGCTGTGACTTCGATGTCGAGTGCTTCGGTTCGTACTTCCTGAAGTGCGCAAACGATTGCGGCTGCGAACGACGCTGCTTTGGTTGCGTTGACTGTCAGGAAGACTTCGAGAGCGACGCGGTCGATGGTTGACGTCGACTGGGAAGAAGTCGACGCCGTGTTGAAACGCGAAGCTCGCGTCAGAGGCACACTCGCACTCGAGCTTTGCACGTGCGGTCACCACGAACACAGCCACGCGAAGGTGCGTAACATTCAGTGGTGCCGCGTGCAGGAGTGTTACTGCAAGGGCTTTGCGGTCGCAGCGACGTCAGCTGGGTAGCCGCGTGCGCCACGACGGCCGGCGAGCACCGAGCGTGTTCTTGAGCTCAGCTTCTTCACGAGCCTGCGCACGTGCGATCGTGACGATCTCTTGTCCGAGCGGTGAGCTGATGTGGATGTAGCGACCGCTGCGTAGCGGATCGGTGTTGTCGACGAACACAGACTCGCTATCGATGAGCTGCGCGAGCGCGTCGTCGAGCGTGCGCTTGTCCAGGCGCAGCGTCGAGTACAGCTCTCGGCGGAGCATTCCTTCATTGCCGGTCTGCTTGATCGCAAGCTCGATGCGCTTACTGATACGGAAGCTGTCGTTCGCACCTAGATCGCGCACGCTGTCTTCCGACGTGATCATGGTCAGGAAGTACTTCGCGAGCCGAACAGCAAAGAACATGTCCTCGGGCTCTAGGTGCACGCGGTAGTGCATCGCCGCGTGTAGTGCTGCAAAGACGCGCGCCTTCTCGAGCAGGCGCATCTTGACCGCGTGCATGTTGTCGTCGGTCTCGGTCGCGTGGTACTCGGCCGCGAACGGCACGAAAAGCTCGTTGTGCAGCACCGCGTGTGCCTCGGCAGAGCACGAGAAGCGCTTGCCAAGCTCACGGCTGACCATCTCGAGCTGCACGAGCCAGCTCGCCCACTCAGTCGCAGCCTGCGTTCGCACCGATCCGAGCGGTGTTGCGCCCACATGATCCTGCGAAAGCCAGATATCGCCCTTGCCGAAAACAGGTTTCAGCCAGATCAGGCGCGGAAAGAGGCCACCCATGCGGTGAGAGTCCTTGAAGTGCGGCGCGAGCTGCGGCTCGGTCGTGCAGTAGAGCGCGCTGACACGCGGATTGACCAGCATATTGGCCTTGGCGCTCTGACTCTTGCGCTGCTTTCCGCGGTAGTTGCTCTGAATCGTGCGGCCGTCAGCGAGCTTGCAGAGCAACTCAGTCAGCGGCTCACGTCGCGCGAACACTTTCGAGATCTCTTTGTCGTAGAGAACAGCCGGCGTGCTGTCGTGTTTCTCGATGTAGCGGTCCTGAATCGCTTGCGTGATGCCCTCGATCGAGCCTTCAAGCTCGATCCAAGGGTCGACTTCCGGCACTTGCGTGCGCTTCCAGACCGTCGCGGCGAAGTCCTGGATTGCGTCGAGCGCGGTACCCTTGCCTGTGTGGCTGCCGCCGAGCAGCAGAAACTGCACCGTCAGTGGATACTCGCCGTCGTCGACGACCTTCGGCAGGCGAAACCCGCGACGCGTCAGCTCGTAGAACAGCTGCACGAGCGCGCAAGCGACGTGATAGACCGGCGGCGATCCGTGCGCGCTGCACGCCCACTGCACGTAGCGGTGCAGCGGACTGCTGCTCGGAAGGAGATCGAGGATCGCTTGACGATGTTGCCTTGTTTCGTCTACGGTTTTGGTCGACACGGTGCTCGCACCATCGAGTCAACGCGCCCTCGCAGAAAAGCCCTCTGCGGGGGCGCAGTGTTGTCAGCGTCTACGAACAGGGCGCTCCAGCGCGTCACGCAACGTCGAACGTGACTGCCGATCATTGTCACGACGCCAACCGTGCTCTTCGGTCAGCAGCGTCCGCGGAAGCGTGCGGTAGCTACGCATCGGTCCAGGCCCCGAGAGCCCGATCTGCTCTTCGGAGATCATTACGACGCGCCATCGCCCCTCGTCAGGATGCACAAAGACATCCCCGGGCGTCGGCTTTGCAGCCAATGCCATTGCTCACGCTCGCTCCGCGCTATGCCCCGAGCGCCGTGCTCCTAACGCTCGAGAGAAACGGTTGTACGCCCGCCCCGTGCGCTCTGGCAAGTCAGATCCGTGACGTGATAGAGTTACCGAAATGTCAGGGCCGCCGACGTTCTACTATACCAACCGTAGTGACCTGAACGTTCACGTTGGTCACATACAACGGATGGTAGATAAGGGACTGCACGACGGTGAGTCACGTCAGCTCGCCGTGAAGCTCGTCAGTGGTCGCTTCGATACGATGACGCTGCCCGATGGCAAGCGTCGCCGCATCGTGACCGCGTGGGGCAAGAAGTTCATCGCCCCCGATGGCAAGGTCTGCGCGACGCAAGACGACGCGTGTGAGATCGAAAAGATCTGGGATTTCATCGTCCTAAACCTACGCTACGTCTACGACACGGTCTCGATCGACGTCTTCTCGACGCTCAGGGAATCACTCGTCACCGGTGGAGCAGACTGCGACGACATGACCATCGCGTTCGCGACGTTGCTTGGCTCGATCGGCTTTCACGTCGTCGCGCGCGTCATCTCGCTGCCCGACGATCCCAAAGCGTGGGCCCACATTTATCCGATGGTGGGGCTCCCCAAGGACAACCCCGATAAGTGGCTGCCGCTCGATGCAAGCGTCAAAGGCGCAACGCCCGGCTGGGAGTACTCCAAGCCCGCGATGATCATGGACTACCAGCTCACGCGGGGATAATGCCGCCCTCACGCGCCGTCACGTTGCTCGAGTTTCTCGAGCGCGAGCATCCCGCGGGCGTAACAGTGACCGGTATCGCCGAGTTGCGCGAAGAAGTGCTCAGGTTGCGCAACAATCGCCAACGCCACTACGCGGACGATATCGAGCTCCGACTCTACCGACTCGTCGTCCGTCGGTTGAACGACATGCACGTCAGCGAGCACAGCAGCGAGCACGACAGCGCGCAAGCGTCAGGTACGAGCATCGCAAGCAGCACTACACGCGCTTTCGTCAGTGAGCTCGCCGGCTTGCTCTGAAAGAGCGCAGCGCGCTGAGCGGTGTTTCCTTGCGATCAAGCCGCGGGATCTCCCCGCGTACCATGCCGATCAGCGTTTGCGCTGCATTCGCAAGCTAACAGCTTGCTTCAGCTGCATCCAGTCGTGTAGCGTGCTCGGAGTTTTGTTCGGGCTTTACCTCGTAGCTCTCGGAGCGGAGCCGCGAGAGGTACAGGTGCGACTGTGACACGCGAGGAATGGGCGCGAAGGCCCGGGCGATCGTCGAGCAAGATCCGGCGATCGCTGCGTATGGCGATCTACGCGCGAGACAACTTCGACTGTGTCTACTGCGTCGGCGTCTTCCCTCGCAGGCTCGACGGCCGCGGTCTGCAGCTCGACCACGTCAAGCCGCGTAAGCACGGCGGCAAGAGCACCGCACGTAATCTCGTGACTGCGTGTGCTCGTTGCAACAGCCGCAAGCAAGCGCGTCCGCTCGACGAAGAAACGCACGAGCGAGTGAAGAAACAGCTTCGTAAGCCCGTCGACCGCCGTCTCGGCCGCCAGCTCGCGAAGTTGAACGGATATCGGCTCTAACCCGGAGAGACCCTGTGACAGGCAACAGCACCACATCGAGCGAGAACCATCTCGGCCAAAAACTGATTTGGATCGATCGCCCTTTGCGGGATAACCGCATCCTCAAAGAGCTGTATCTCGAGATCGACACGCCCGCGCACGGGGGCCAACAGCACTTGCTATACACGATCCATCCGCGCCAGACGCCGACCACCATGCGGCCGTACTGCGATGTTCTCTGCAACTACGGAGACCACAACGCGCTCATTGAGCAGGGCAACCACTTTGACACGATGGAGGCTGCGGTCGCTTGGTGCGAAGCGCACGCCACGTTGCACCTGCCAGCAGCGCCCATCCCGCCGAGCAACGGCAAGCCAACGCCTCAGCCGTTCGCCGCGCCGGTGTCCTCTGACGATCGCGTCGGCGGACCGGTCGTTCACCCCGCGCACTACAACGCAGGCAAGTTCGAGGTCATCGACGTACTCGAGGACTGGAAGGTGGGGCCCCACGAGTTCAACGTCATCAAGTACATCGCGAGAGCCAAGCACAAGGGCAGTGAGCTTCAAGACCTGAAGAAGGCGAAGTGGTACCTCGACCGGCGAATCAAGCAGCTCGAGATCGAGCTCGCCGCGCAGAAGCTGGTGGCGAAGTGAGCGACGCCAGCTTCAAGCCGGGTCTGTACGAACACTACAAAGGTGGGCTGTACGTCGCGCTCGGCTTGGTGACGCACCATCACACGCGCAAGCCGATGGTCGTCTACGTCAGCTGCAAGTACGGCACGACCAACGTGCGGCCGCTCGAAGGTTGGGACCGCGATGAAGACGGCTGGACTGACATCACCGTCAACGATGCCGGTGACGAAGTGCCGCGCTTCAAGTACGTCGGCCCTCCAATCGAAGGGGGCGGCTGATGTCGATCGGTGCTGCCAGCTTTCCGTGTGCCTGCGGGCACGAACACGCGATCGATCTGCCTTGCTTCCACGCAGGCTGCAGCTGCATCGGCCTAACGCCCGCAGCGTTGAACGTGCCGCATCCTGCGGTCGTCGCAGGTGAGGCGCTCAAGGCGCTGCAGAAGGCGATCGCGTCTTCGCTCAACGAGCAGCAGAAGCAGACTGACGTCGACGGTCGCGCGCTGTTTCTCGTGACCGAGATCGGCGAAGCGCTCAAAGAGCTGCTCAAGTATCAGGGCTACTACGGTATGGACGAGACGATGCACGCTCGCGCGCATCTACGTAAAGAGCTGTGCGACGTGATCTGGAACACTGTGCAGCTCGCAAACCAACTCGAGCTCGACCTCGGCGAAGCGATGGACGCGCTCATTCGTTACAACCCCGGCCGAAAGCATTGGTGAGCCCCATGACGTACATGGATCTCGACGTTCGACAGTTCCTCGAGCTCGGCGCGCCAGAGCGGCTTGCACAGCAGGTGCGCATCCCCGAGAAGAACTTGCGTAGTCTCTGCCGCGGACTCATCGAGGAAGAAGTCAACAAAGAGCTGCTGCTGGCGCTCGAAGACGACGACATCGTCCGCATCGCGGACGGAATCATGGATTCTATCTATGTGCTGATCCACGCCGCGATCAGCTACGGCATCCCGTTCGAGCCGATTTGGCGCGCGGTCGCTGACTCCAACATGGCGAAGGTAAAGGACGGCGTTCGCAAGGATCCGTTCACCAGCAAGATCCTCAAGCCCGCCGGTTGGACCGCGCCCCCGGTCCGCGAGATCATCGCTCGCGCATGCCCGCGTGTAACTATTCACTGTCCGAGCTGCGGCGTCAGCCACTTCGATCGGGGTGTCTACGCAACGCTCCCGCATCGCACGCACGTCTGTACGCACACTATGCCCGACGCAGAGAACGCAGACGGCTGCGGACAGTGGTTTCGCGTGCGCCCTGACCTGACGACGTACGGCGTCGTTCCGCGCGACAACATCGTCGATCCAGAAGAGCACGTATACGTCTTCGGAGACTGACCCGTGTCATCGCTCGCAGATGCCATTCGAAAACATCGGCAGACCGAATCGCACCACAAGCGACTGATGCGCGCGATCTTCGGACTGTTCAGCGGCCCGCTGTGCTTCGTCGAGATCACGGCCTACGACATGCGCCGTGTGCTGCCCCACCGCGATGCGACGCTGCAGTGCTCGCGCAAGAACGTCGCCGCGGCTCTGCGTGAGCTGCGCGAGACGCACATGCTCACGTACGTCGTCTACGACTTGCCCAAAGAGAGCGGCTACGTCAGCCGTGATGAACAACGCTACTGGCGCCTGTCGACGAGAAAGTGATGCTGGCAACGACCGTCATTCACATTCGTAACCGCAAGCCCGGTGACGTGTACATCGGGCGGTCGGGTAGTGGCGAGGACGGCTACTTCGGCAATCCGTACCGCGTAGGCGCGCGCTGTAGCCGTTGTGGCGAGCGTCATAGCGACGCCGAGAGCACGCTGCCATGCTTTCGCGAGTACTTTCTGTCGCGGCTGAAGACCGACGAGGTCTTCAAGAAACAGGTGCGTGCACTGCGAGGCAAGCGTCTCGTCTGCTTTTGCAAACCAGGACCGTGCCACGGCGACATCATCGCTGCGTACTGCAACCACGGCCTTGCCGCGTTCGAACTGAGGTTGCCTTGATGCCCAAGACCGAGCGAAAACTGATTTTGAGCTCCGGGTACAAATACTCGCGAGACGTCAAAGCCTACTGCGTGGACTGCAGCGGCACCGACTATCCGAAGTGGCAGGGGAACAACGCGCACGGTGTTGCCGTCCAACACGCACGACGCACCGGCCACAAGGTGATCGTCGAGACGTACATGCACCTGACCTACAACGATCGCTGAGGCGCGCATGCAAACCAAGTTCTACGTTGTGATCCACCTCCGCTACCCCGCGTTCATTCTCGGGCCTGACGCGGACAGCATCGACCCGATGGCATTCGACACGTACGCTGCGGCCGAGACTGCGGCGCAGGAGCAGCGGACGGCTCTACGCGTCGGCTACACGATCCTCGAGTGGCACGAAGAACAGGGCGGTGACGGCATCGTCGCTGTATGTGATGGCCCGAACCGGTCCGATTGGCTGAAGTTCGAGTGATCGACGTCGTCGTTACCGGCTCGCGTACGTTCAAGAATCGAAAACGCGTTTTCGACACGCTCGATTCGATTCACAAGTCGACGCCGATTCGAGCGCTCGCGCACGGTGCATGCGGCTGGGACAAGGACAAGCCCGAGCTTCAGCTTGTCATCAACCTTCGTGGTGCTGACCGTTGGGCGCACGAATGGGCGATGCAGAATGGCGTCATCATCGCTACGTTCCCTGCAGCGTGGTCTATGGGTAGGGGCGGCGCGGGTCCTCTGCGTAACAAAGAAATGCTCGACACGTTCTGTCCAGATCTGGTCGTCGCGTTCTTCGATTCCGACGACAACTGGGGCACGCGCAACTGCGTGCGCGAGGCGTACTATCGCAAGATCCCGATCCGACGCATCGACGACCGCGTGCAGGAGAGTTTGCTATGAAGACGGTTGATCGCGCGCTCGCGCTGCTTGCGCACTACGGCAACATGACCGCGGGTGAGCTCGGCGCACGGCTTTGGCCTGGGCGAAGATCGCGCGGTGTCTCGTCGAACGGCGGTGGCGACTACGCTGCACAGATGCTGCTTGGCCGCCTGCGCAAACGCAACTTCGTAGGTACCATCTACGGTAGCGGAGCGTCCGTGTGGGCTGTGACACGCGACGGCCGGAGCTACCTACGCAAGCTCGAGGCGCATTGATGGGCCGCGTGAAGCACATTCGTCCGATCGACTGCTCCGTGTGGGACGGAGTGCAAGTTCGGCGTCAGCGCTCGGAGCGTACGCACTGCGGGCGCTTCATCACGTACACGATGCAGGTCGTTAGCTGGAAGGCTGCTCGCTCTGCGACGTGCAAGCAGTGCTTGCGAGAGCATCGTAAGCGGCGTCGGCGCGGACGCACTGACGTAGTACATCGGCGGCGCAGGTGAAAAGGGGGCGGCTTGACCAAACGCGTTCGTCTAAAGGATACTCGCGCCGGTGGGCCGCATGGTTTCGATGCGCGGGATGGTCTTCCTCGCCGGTAGCGCAATCGTAGCGCTAGCCATCAATCGTAAGCAGCCGCTGACGACCAACATCGTGCTCGCTGTGAGCAGCGCAGCCTTTGCAGCGCTCGGCTTCGCTGCGGTGACGGGTAACGTACTGCCTGGTGGTCGCGCGGACATTACAGGCTCGACCGCCTTCGACTCCGAACAGCTCAAGCGCGGCATCGCGGTCGAGCTCGAGCACACAACCGATCCGGCGATCGCCGAAGAGATCGCCAAGGATCACCTCACCGAAGATCCGAAATACTACGACAAGCTGCTGGCTGCGGGTCTGTAGCTGTCTTTGACCAAACACGTTTGCGCAAAGGATACTTTTCGCCATGCCGCTCCCCGTCGTCGCTCCCGCGGTCATCGCGCTCACAGCTGGCGCAGGCGTCGAAGGCGCGTACGCCTGGTATGATCCGGATCTGTTCACCAAAGGCATTTGGAGCAACTACGAGCTCGACCAGCGCGTAGAGACGCTCAACAACTACTGGCAGAACTTGTGGCGTGCGGGCGGCAGCCGGATCAACCCGACCAGTGACCTCGGCCGCAAGCTCGACAACGCCATGGCTGGCTGGGTCGACTTCAAGCAACGCTACGACGACGCGATCTTTCGTCGAGCTGCGGATCCCTTCGGCCTGTGGGGCGCGAAAGCTGATTTCGAGACTGAGCTCAACGACGTCTGGCTCAAGCGCTTCACCGATCTGATGAGCGCCGTCATCGCCGCCGATCCGCTCGTACGCTCGGGTCTGGAGGCTCGGCACGTCGACGTGGAGGACTACATGGTCCGCTCGGGCCTGAACCCTGACGGCTCGACTAGGGGCGGCAACGTGGGCCTTTACATCGGCGTGGCGCTTACGCTGACCTTGCTCGGTGTCGGGGCGGCCTTGGCCTACTCCAAGCAGCCCCGTCGGCTCTACCGCGTCTAGAATAGCTTCGGCGCTACGACGTCTGCGGACGGCGACACCATGGCTGCGAGGGTACCGAACGTCGATGCACTGACGGCGCTGCGCGTCGCGCTGTCGCATGCCATCGAGCGAGAGCATCCCGCTATCGCCGCGATGATCGCAGCGGGCGCGAACGTCGCCTGGCACCTGCTCCCCAAGGACGTCGTCACCAAGGCGGCGACCATCTGCGCCGAGCTCGATCTCACCGAGAGCGAGATGTTGCGGATCTTTCGCGGGCTGTTTCGCGGCGTGCCTTCGCCGATCGAGGTCGGCAAGGACTTCGCGGTGGTCCGCAAGGCGAACCTTCCGCTATAGTGCGACCGAATGCCGCATCGGATCCTCAAGGTGAATCCCTTCGATGTGGTGCTCCGTCTGCATCAGGACGGGATCCCGCTCAACAGCGACTTCACGTTCTGGCTGCGGACCTTCAGTCATCCGCCGATCCGCACGATCGAGGCGCTCATCGCGCACTGCCCACGCGTCGACTGGCTATTCTGGTTCCTCGAGCGGCTCGCGCACTTCGATTTGGTGCCCAAAGAGCTCGTGTTGCGCGCGGGCATGAGCGTCGATCACCATCTTACGCTGATCAAGCGCGGCGACAGCTACAAGCACATGCGCGGTGTTGAGATGCCGCACACCGAAGGGCTCGTCGTGCTCCGCACGATTTTGCATGAAGAGCTGTATGACTGAGCACAACGAAGGAGAACCGCTCTACTGCGTGACCTGCAGCCACAGCGGCGGCGATCACGCGCCTACCGGCCCAACCACGATCTTCGGCAAATCGCTCGCTTCGCCGGACAACCCAGAAGGCCGCATCCGTGAAGCGTGTACCGTGACGGGTTGTACTTGCCGCAAGTTGAAGGTGCCTCCCGCGCCACCGCCGACAGCAGCGGAGCGTGCGCGGTGGCGCAACCTCTGCCGATCGATCGTGGAAGACTTCTTCTTCGATTGACGCGAAAACTGATTTCGCCTAGAAGCAACTTCGACTGGTTCACGTCTCTGCGTGGATACAGAGGCCAAGGAGAAAAACGTGACGAAGCAAGCGGTAGACGCGCCGCGTGGCGCAACCACGTTCAAGTTCGACCCGAGCGACCTACGAATCATCGGGCTCGACACCGATGACGGCGAAGAGCATCCGCTCTGGGATCCGACGGCTTCAGAGCCCGTCAGCGAAGCCTTCGCACGCGAGCTCGACGAGAACGGCCAGCTCGAGCCCGTGCTCTTCGCTCGCGCCGGTGAGGGTGAGGCGGACGTCGTTGCAGGTCGACGCCGCGTCAAGGGCATTCGCCTCGTCAACATGTGGCGCAAGGACCGCCCCAGCGACGGCAGCCAGGGCCCGAGCGAACCCATGGTGGTCACGGCCATTCTGCACGATGGCGACGCCAAGGCGCTCGCACGTGCGGTCGCCAGCGAGAACGCCAACCGCAAGGACCACTCGCTGCTCGAGAAGGCCGCTTCGGTCAAGCGCCTGATCGAGCAGTTCGGCGTCACGCTCGAAGAAGCTGCAACGACCTTCGGCACCACGTCGCAGACCGTCAAAAACCGACTCGCGCTGCTCAACACGTGCAAGGTCGTGCAGCAGGCGATCGTCAAGGGTGAGATCAACGTCACTTCCGCGGTCAAGCTCGCCGGACTGTCCAAGGAAGATCAGCTGAGCGCGCTCGAGACCCTCAAGAAAGAGGGCGCCACCTCCGCCGTTGCAGCTCGCGTCGCTCGCAAGGCCAAGCGCAAGAAGGCCGGCGGCAAGGCGGCCAAGGTAGAGACCAACGCCTACCCAGTGCCGGGTAAGCGGCTGCGTCGCAAGATCGTCGAGCACGAAGACGCGGCGAATCTTCCCGACGGCTTCCTGCTCGGCATCCGCTGGGCCAACGGCGACATTCCCACATCCAAGATCGGCGGGCTGACGGCCATCGTCGCCTCGATCGAGGGTGGGTGATCACGTGCGCGCTCTGCGGTCGGAAGTCTGCGCTCAAGGTCTACTCGCGGGCTAACGACCGCAGCTTCGTGTACGACGCGTCACGCGGCTTGTACGCGTGCCTGGACGTAGCGCAGTGCAACAGCACTCGTAAGCTGCAGCAAACGCGTGGCGTACGACGGGCGTTCTTCCGCGGCTTCGCTACGGGCTTCCTGCTGAATGCCGTGCTCGCCGTCATCGTCCTGCTGCTCGTGCACCGATAGCTTGGAGGCTGCATGGCGAAGCGCCGGTTCAAGGTTACGTACTTGGTCGAAGGTGTCATCGATATCGACGACGCGGTTATCGCTGCGGGGCTGAGCACCGACTTCCGCAAGATGTTCTACACGCTCGACGACGAGCACGAGGTTGTGGATCACGTCGCGTACAACTTCATCCGCAACGGCGTCCGCGACCTTCAGTCGCTCGATGGGTTCGCCGACCAGCCGAAGGATTCAGTCAAGCTCGTCAGCGAAGACTGGGAGAACGACACCGTCGTCGAAGAGCTGCCTGTGCCGAAGGCGACCCGGAAGCGAAAGCCTACCCGCGAAAAGGGTCGTACGTCGCGCGCACGAAAAGCCGGGAAGTCGCGCCGGGTCCGGTCCAAGTGACTGCCGTGTGGAGCTCGGTCGCGTTGAAGCGTACGATGCTCCACGGTTCCGCAGAGAACGTCGGATGCGCGGCTTCTACCATGCGGAGATTGAAGTTGTTCGCCTTCGCAGACGGCAGCCATATCTCCGACTGTCGGAAAAACAGCGTGCGCGGTTCCGCGGTGCTGATCGCGTAGGTGTGGACGCTCTTCAGCCGCGACAAGACCGTCGTGCTACGGCCGTAGTCGGTGTGCCAGCTGGCCGGCGTCTCGCGGGGGAACTGCCCCGGCTGCAACGTCTCAGCTCGGACCGTGATCCGAAGGTGCGACAGCTCATCTCGCGGAACGGTGTCGAGCAGCAACGAAATCAGTTTTCGGCTCGCCGGACCGCAGGTGCGCTGCGCTTGCCTCAGCGGCGCAAGCAGCATAGCGGGCTCTGCTCGAAGGTCGATGTCAAACGGTGGAACATGAAGGACGATCCGCGGGTCGTAGACTTCGTCGCGGACGTTGTACTGAATGTCACCGGGCTGCTTCACGTCTGTGAGAATACGCAATGAACGACTTCGGGATCAAACCGGCGGACATTCACCTCGACTACGACCCGTTCGCCCAAGACCTGATCAACACCCTGGGGCGCGCCGAGCTCGAGTTCGCCGCCGCGATGGTCATTCGCTGGCACCACGTTCATTCGCCCGACGTCTGGGTGAGCGTGAGCCGCCGCGAGATCGCGCAGTCCATCACGGATCCCGTCATCGAAGTGTGGGCGCAGAATCCGTTCTTCCGGCCGGACTGGATGCAGTTGCTACGGCTGGGCTTCATCGCCGGCTGGAACGCGGACGTGGACGCGCGCGGCCACCTCACCGAGAAGTTTTTCGCCGCGTACAAGCGCGAGCACGATCGCCGTGCAGCAAAGCTCGTCCGGCTGAACAAGTAGCGACAATGGCGCACACCTGCCACGCGCTCGGCTGCAAGCGGGCCTGTCCACCGGCGCACCTGATGTGCGGCCCGTGCTGGGCCAAGGTGCCGCGCGACCTGCAGCTCGAGGTCTACCGCACGGTCAAGCTCCGTGGCCGCGTAGTCGACCATACGTGGGCGCCCTGGTGGCGGGCGCAGGCCAAGGCGATCTCGCACGTCGCGTTTCTGGTTGATCCTCGTCCGGAGAAGCGCGATGCCTACCTTGAGCGTGAGCTAGGGTTCGCGGATGCGCTCGAGGCCGACAAGGACTAACGGGTCGCTCGTAGGTCGAAAGTTCGGTCGCCTGCTCGTGACCGGCGTCTATCCCGAGCGGGCTGAGAATCGCGCGCAGCTGCTCGAGTGCGTGTGCGACTGTGGCGAGCACAAGATTGTGCTCCGGCCCAATCTGCTCTCGGGCAACACGAAGTCCTGCGGCTGCTTGCAACGCGAGCTCGCTGCCGCGCACTTGCGGCGCGTCCGTAAACCCAAGCGCGCTACTTCGGCGTGACGGTCAACGCGAACTTCTGATCGAACGCGAGGTGACACGCGCTCAGCCAGATCGCGTCGTTGAGCGCGTTGTGCGCCGTCGTCTGCTGCGGTGGCAAGACGTAGTCGGGCGCGATCGTAGCGATGTGCTGCTTGAAGTCGCGGCAGTACTTGGGCCAGCGCGCCGGCAAGTCGAGCATGCGGCCAAAGAGCTGGCAGACGCTGACCCAGTCGTAGCTCGCGTAATAGGCCCAGAACTGTGGCTGCGCACCCGCGAACTCGTCGAACTCGCGCGCGATCATCTGTCGCGTCTTGGTCGCGCCCGGCGTGAACTTGAGATGGGGGAGCACGTTCTGCTCTAGCCACGGCGTCGCTCGCGCCAGCTGGGCAGCTTCGGGTGTCTCTTCGTAGAACATGGCGCCGTCTTCGCGGATCGCGCCCAGACTGATGAGCTGAATCAGGTGGCCGTCTTCGTAAAACTCTGTGTCCAACCAAATGCGCATGTCACCCCAACTTGATGAAATCGTTGTCTGCGTCCGGATGGTGCGGACAGTGTGGTAACGAGAAGTAGTTCTTGGTGTAGCGATCGAGCCCGTTGATCTCCGCTCGCCAGCTGCAACCGTCCGCGGTGCAGATCACGTGGTGGCGTTCTTTGGCGAGCTTGCGCTGGTGCAGCCAGTGCAGCGTGTTGCGGAAGACGGCACGAAAGAACCACGTGATGGCGCCCGCAATGAAGTAGCCAACTACCGCGGCATAGACGAACTGCTTGAAATCTGTTTGCGGCCCCATCATCGCGCTCGTACGCGGACGCCGTAGCTCAGGCACCCGACGCACAGGTCACGTGGAAAGGTCGCGCGGCGAAACGTATGCGCTTCGTCGAGGATGTTCTCGACGATGAAGCCCTCGGGGATGGAGTCGAACCACTCCCCCGGGAACAGCATGAGGACCATCCCGTTGACGTCGGGCTCGTCGAAGGCCCGCAGGCCCATCTCACGCAGCGCGGTCATGCTCATCAGCCCGAGCTCTTTCCACTGCTTGAGCGTCGCAGGGGGCGCTGACGGGTGTGGATCGAGCCTCTCGCGCTCGATCGGCCGAGAGGTGAATCGAAGAGCTGCCACGCGCTTAGGCTGCCGGCCGGTCATCGGGCGCTCCTTACAAACCAAAGGCGGGGCCGATCGCTCGGCTGCCCGCCCCGGCCACTGAGTCCACGTGTGTTCGTGGGTCCGTGTTGGCGAATACACCCTATACCCGGGCGGAGCCCGGTTGCAAGTCGTCACGCCGTTGTGGAAGAATCCCGCTGTGCCGCGCTTCTATCACTCCGGGTTGGGGTCGACGCCGTCGGCGACTCCGCCGGAGATCGCAGACGCGCCGCTCGATGCTCTGCGCTCGCAGCTGTACCCGGTGTATCCGGACGCGCCGCAGCAGGTGTACGACCAGCAGGGTAACCCGCTGCCGATCGGCATGCCGCAGCGGATGATGTTCACGCGCTGGAAGAGTGGTTCTGCTGCGATCCAGTTCACGCAGAACGCGCAGGGCTACGTCTCGGCGCGTGACTACGGTGAGCAGCACTCGGGCGTGCTCGTTGCGGCTGCTGGTGTTCCGCCGGTGCAGATGTCGCCGGCCTCGTTTGGCACGAGCAACGGCGCAACGGCTCTGACCGTGCAGACGGTCAATCCCAACATTCACCGCAGGCCGCTGACCAAGGGCTATCTGCCGCCCGACGAGTATCTCACGGCGACCGACCTCGCGAACTTCGTGGCGCAGGACAAAGCGAGCCGCGAGATCGCCGCGCAGAATGCCGCGATTCGCGCGAGCGCTGCGCACAACGAGGTTGCTGCAGTCAAGCAGTCGATCTTCGCGCGCATCGGCAGCAAACCGCGGCCTTGGTACTCGAAGGGTTGAATCGATGCCGTACATGGCGCCAACCGAGATTATGACGCTGGGTCGCCTGGGCGCGGCGTTCGAGCCCATGGTGCGCACCAACTGGATGGGGCAGCCTCGCCGCGTCACACCGCAGCAGCCGCAAAACCTGCTTCGACAGACGACGCTCGGCGGCTTGTTCGGCACCGCTCGGCTGCTTCACGGCCTCGGCGCTGTCGGTGATCAGGTACTCGCGACCTCGGCGAGCGATCCGATGGTCGACGTCACGCAGAGCTCCGGCGATCCGGTCGCGATGAACCTGCCCGGTCTGCCGACGTTTCCTTGGCAGAAGTCGAGCCCGACGGTGCAGCTTGGCGCAGTCATCGCGACGGCTGCGCTCTCGCTCGTGAGTGCCGGCATCTCGGCCTACCACGGCTACCGGCGAGACCGATCGGTGATGGCCGGCGTCGGCTGGGGCTTCATGGGCGCGATCTTCCCGGTGGTCACGCCCATCGTTTCGATCGCACAAGGTTACGCGCGGCCGCGCGGTCGGCGCTGAGGAGAAGGACGACCCCATGGCAGATTCCACGACGATCGCTGCGCTGCAGGACCCCTCGGTGCCGGCGTTCGACCCCTTGCCGAACAACTCGGTGCCTCAGCCGCCTGCGCAGATCATGACGACGGCGGCGGTCAACGGCAGCAACGGTTCGGTCGACAACGGCGGGCCGGTCGATCAGGTCGCGGCGCGTATGTCTCGCGCCAACCAGTGGAGCCAAGAAACGTTCGGCATGCCGCTCGCGGTTCCGAGCGTGCAGAGCTCGATCGCGATGACGACCGCGCACATCCTCGGCGCCTTCGTCGGCGGCTACCACGGCTACAAGCGCTCGGGCGGCAAGACGCTGGCGACCGTCGGCTATGGCCTCGCCGGCATCTTCATGCCGCTCATCACGCTCGGCGTCGCGGCCGTGCAGGGCTACGCCAAGCCGCGTCGCCGGTAAGGCGCCGCTGTGGCGCAAGCCGACACACTGACGTATTTCAACAAGCTCGAGGCGCTGCGAGCTTCGCAGCCTGTCGTGAGCGGACCGAGCTATGCCGTGCGGCAGTGCAACGCCGGCAACATGAGCGGCGACGCGATCTACACTTACCGCTGTCCTGCCGCGTGGCTCGAGTTTGGCGGTGATCCGAATGCGCAGAGTGCGCAGCTCGTCTTCCCGCGTGACTACTTCACGTGGGTGCAAAACTACCTGCGTGCCGCGCTCGCGATGCGCCCGAGCTCGACGTCATCGTCGGAGTTCAAGGTCGTCTGGGCGCTCGACTGCTGGGCACACGTCAACTACGCGCTCTTTGCCTTCCCATTTCCGTGGAGTGACATCTACTCGGGCGGCATCGCAGGCGTGCCCGAGCTTGCGCTTCTGCCGGTGATCTTCGGCACCGGGCCCAAGTCGATCGGAGCGGCCGCAAGTGAGGTCGCCGCGTGGGCGGTCGCGAAAGCAGATTTCGCAAAGACCGCAGCCACGACCGCGATTCGCGATGCTGCAGTCAACTCACGCCTCTGCCCCTCGCCATTCTCTGAGCTCGTGGTGCAGTGGGCTGCGGCGCCTGGCGCGCGTTCGCCACTGTATCAGCATCCGAGCCCCATCTGGCCGCTCTTGCTTGCGGCAATGCAGCCGTGGTCGTCGACGTGGGCCGCGCACTGGATTGCCAGCCACGGCGACAAGGACCGCGCCGATCTCAAGCGCTACGCTAGCGATCCGGCGCTGCTGCGTGCGTGCATGCAGTGGCGGCTGTGGTCAGTGCAAGACTGGGGCTACAGCGGCAGCGACCCGAGCTACTGGCCACTCGGCATGGGTAAGGCCAACAGCGTCGTTTCGCTCTCGACGTACCTAGCGCACGCGCGTGGCGAAGCGACGGCGCCGAAGATCACCTTCTACGGCACTCAGGCGTATCCGAACCTCGCGTTCGGCCTCGATGCGGTTGCAGACCACGTGCGGACGATTCTTGGTGCGAGCTACGACGTGGTTCTGCAGACGCATCTGAACATGTGGCTGGCGCAGAGCTCGCCGCGCCTTGCTGCAGACGGCAGCTTCGCCAAGCGAAGCGACGGCGCGATCGCACGCCAGCCGGTTACGCGCACGGACTACGCGGACTACTTCAAGGGCCTATTGACCAACGTCACCGCCCGCACACGTATCGCGCTCGCCAATCCGGCGCTCACGTGCGATCCGAGTGACGCGCAGTGTCTGAAGAGCGTCGAGTTCGGCGCCAAAGTGCAGCAGGCCGTGGCGAGCTCACCGCTCGCTCCATTCCAAAACTCGATGCAGCGGATTGCGGACAAACTCGTTTCGCTCATCGGAGGCGCGGTCGGTGGAGGCTACGAACCGTTCTTCGTCGTACGTGACCCCTTCAGCCGAACTTTCACCGGCGCCGGCTACCGGCTGCTCGCCGACGGGGCAACGGCTGACCTTTATTATCGTCTCGGCGTCGCCATCACGCGCTATCGAGATCTCCTCCCTGGCCTTTTCACGGCGACGGTTACGAGTGTTGTCCGCACGGCGCGTGCGGCTTGCGCGGTCTGGTGGACGCGCGCCGGCAATGCCTGTGAGATCTGTGAGGGTCAACCGCGGCCAGCGTGTGCCGCGGATGTTCCTGATCTGCCGCCCCCAACACCGGCCGTCACGCAGCACGGCTCGCTGCCGTGCGAGGAAGACTGGCAGAAGTTCGTCACCAACTCACCGTATCGCTACGTCGTGACGGCCGCGGACAAGCAGATGCACACGCAGATCTGCAGTCAGCTCGCCAGCGGTAGCTGGTCGCTCATCCAAGCGAGCAACGCATGGAAGGGCTATCTCGAGAACAAGTACGGCAAGAACCCGCGACCGAGTCTGTTCACGCTCTTCAAGCAGGGTTTTATTCGGTCGAGCAATCCGCTACGGTAGGAGCCAGCCATGCACGTCGTTGTTCGCTTGGGCGCGTCGACGCCAGCCACCGCGGTTGCAACGAACATTCGGCAGCCTGCGCTGACGGAGCTTCAGCGGAGCCGCGGCTACTACGCGCCGACGCAAGGTGATGTACAGGTCATCACGCCGCCCAAGACGACAACTCCACCGAAGACGACAGCACCGACGACGTCGACGTCACCGACCGCAGAAGTGACCAACGCTTGCAACTCGATGTGGAGCTCGCTGCTCGCGCAGGCGCCGGCATACGTCAAGACCTGCATCAACAGCCCGGCGCACAAACACGTTTTCGATCAGATCTGCCAGAACATCGCTGCGGGCAAGACCACCGCGGCTGCTGGCGCAGCACAGTGGGCGGGCTATGTGGAACAACAGTGCCCTGCACCAAGACAGACGCCGTCGACGCCGAGTACGCCGACGACGCCTCCGCAGCAAAGCACGCCGCCATATTCCACGCCGTCCACGCCAACCGTGCCGCCGTACGGTGGACCGACGCCAACGGTCACGGTGCCGTCGGGTGATTCCGTCGCAGACACGCCCGAATCTGTTCCGGATTCAGGCTACCTGCGGCAGCTCGGTGGCCTCGTCGGCATCGGGTTCTTCTTCGCGGTAGGTCTCACCTACGCGCGCAAGCGAGGCATGTTGAAGTTGACGAAACGGCGACGACACCGCTAGACTCCAATCGCACTGTAGTTGACTCGGCAAAAGTCAACTGCAGTGCCGCTCCCAACGACGATGGCACTACAGCCCGCATATGGGTTCGTTCCGTACGGCTTCCGTGGTCTACCGGCCGCGCCCGCCGGCTACGGCTTCGGTGAAGCCGCCGCGAAGAGCCGTTTCGTTGTCGTGCAGGATCGCTACGGCGACAAGCACGCCGCGGAGCTTGGTCCAGGCGAACGCCCCGAGCGCGCGGCGCGTGTGCTCGCAAACGATCTCGGTCTCGATCGCTACGACGTCGTCAAGTGGAGCGTCGTTCGCGCTCGCGATGCTGGCGCCGCGCGTTTGATGGGCGCGGGCGTGCGTGAAGGCGCGCAGCTCGAGCTCTTCTCCGATACCGTCGAAGAGAAGCCGCGTCGCAAAGGCGTCTCGCGCAAGCCCGGCCGCACTGCGCGCTGCAAGAACGTCAAGATGACGCTCAAGAGCGGCAAGACCGTTCGGCGCAAGCTCTGCTGGGACAAGCACGGCGTGCTCACTTCGAACACGCGCGCGGGCGCTCGAAGCGCGGGCAACCGCAAGGTCGTCTGCAAGCGCAAGTGCAAGAACGGCGGTCGCGCGGTGTGCACCGGCGGCTATCGCAAGATCAAGGGCCGCAAGGTCTGCAAAAAGTTCGTCTGTCGAAAGCGTTGAAGGGAAGGTGCGAGATGGCGAGTGGTCTCTGCGGGACGAGTAAGCATGCGAAGCGCTGCAGGCGCTGTCCGCGAGGCTCCCGCGCCATCTGCAAGGGCGGGTACCGCAGAGTCCGCGGCAAACGGGTTTGCCGCAAGTTCGTTTGTCGCCGAAAGAGGAGCTGAATCATGCGTCGATGCAGAACTGCCAAGGGTCGTTTCCGCAAGTGCGGGTCGGGTGGTGGCAAGCGCCGCGGCAAGCGCAGCGGCGGTGGTCGTCGCAAGACGGCGTGCCTGAAGCGTGGTCGTCGTAACAAGTGCCTCAAGCGTGCCAAGCGGTAGTCAGCGCCTGACGCGCTGACTCCGACAAGGAGTCACTCCATGGCCGCCGCGGTACAAATCGCTCCGCACGAGAACGACATGGTCGTTCAGATGCGGGGCTTTGCTCAGCGCATGATTCGGGCGCTCGCCGTGACTGGCAGCAGCGCGGCGAGCCCCGATGTCCTCGCGTACCAGCAGGCATGGAACGCGAACGGGCCGATCATCAGCAGCTTGCTCAAGAAGCTCGGCAGCAGCCGGCGCTGGGTCAAGCTGGTGGAAGACGGCAAGTACGGACCCAACACTTCGTCCGCGCTGTGCACGATCATCTGTGGCGCCGCCGGCATCTCCGTGCCGCCAAGCAAGGCGAGCGCGATGCCCGTGTGGGCCGCGCAGAACAAGGACGGCATCGATGCGCTGACTCCGCCGAGCGCTGCGCCGGTGACGAGCGTCCTGAACGAGCCGCTGCCCATTCCAGGCGACGGCTCGGACGCGGCCGACGCGCAGGCTGTCATCAACAGCAGCGGCTCGGTCATCCGCAACACCGTGCCGGTCAACACGCCGACCGGAACGCCTGTAGGGCCGCCGCAGGTGATCTCGACGACCATGTCGACGGTGCCAGGCGGCATCGCTGCGCCGGTGGCGGATGTGCTCAACGCGCCGGACCCCAGCACGCCGATTCAGCACCTGACCGATCAAGAGCTCGCGCCGCTCGAGACGCAAACAGATTTCACCGGCGAGGACATCCACGTCGTCGGTACCCGCGTCGCCAGTCGTGTACCGCTGCTCGCGGTCGGGCTCGGCGTCGTCGGGCTCGGCGGTACGATCGTCTGGTGGATCAACCGCGGCAAGCGAAGGCGCAGGTAGCAGCGATGCTTTCTCACGCCATCGGCGTTCTCGACGCAACCGCGCAGACTGATCTCAACGAAACGGTCGCGGGGCTCGAGGATTTGCACATCCAGGCCGTGCAGAATCTGTCGATTCTGCTCGACCAGGGCGTCGACGTCGTCGGCTACAAAAACGAGCTCGACTCACTCGCGCAGCAGATCTCGCTCTTGAAGAGCGACACGATCACGCTGCCTGGTGACGCGCCGTCGCTCAGTGCGTGGCGCCAGCGAGCCGACACGCTGAACGCGAAGCTGCATGACGTGCTCAATCGGACGAGCAAGGACCGCCAACACGCGGGCGAGCTCGTTCAACTTCGCGGCTTTGGTTGGGCCGTGGGTGTGGGACTGGCTGCGACGGCAATCGGCGCTTGGGTCTGGACCCACCGCCGCAAAGGACGACGGAGGCGCTGATGGCTCGCAGGTGCAAACGCAAGAAGACGATCACGGTCCTACAGAAGTACGGACCGGCCAAGAAGATGCGCGTGTGCGCGTCTTACACCAAGCCCGGCCGCGCCGGCAGCCGTGGTCGGCGCAAGCACCGCTGGTGCGTGTTCAAGGGCAAGGGCAAGTCGGCTGCCAAGCAGACGTGTCACACCAACAAGCGCGCGGCCAAGCATGCGGCGGCCGTGCTTCGCAAGGGCTGTCGCGCACGCATCCGCGTTCGCAGGGTCAAGGGCGCGTAAGGCAACGCCGCCGGAAAAGAAACGCACGAACGTAGTTTGTCCGGAAAAAACCGGAGCGGGCTGCGTATAGGAGATGTGACGATGGCACGGAGAAGGCACGGACGGCGGCGTCGCCGCCTTGGTTCGATCATCACCGTCAAGCGCCTGAGCGGCGCCGAGCGGCTCAGCAATCCGTCGAGCACTCTCGGTGCTTTCGGACCTGCGGCACTCGGCGGCGCCACGACGATTCTCGGTGCGGTCGGGGTCAAGCAACTCGTTGCACCGACCGCGGAGAACGCGCCGGTCGTCAACAACGCCGACGCAGTCGGACTCGTTCTCGGTCTGCTGGTCAGCGGGATCTTGTGGGTCACCACGAGCAAGCCCGCCGGCATCGCAGCCGCGGCCGGTTCCGCGATCGCGTTCGCAGCGACCAAGCTGCCCGCGATGATGAGCGGCATGTCGATGATGCCTGCTGGCACCAGCGGCATTCGCGGCATGGGCGCCATCGTCGCGCAGCAGATGAACGGCGCGCGCCGAGGTATGGGCGCAGTCGTGATGCAGCCGGCAGCCGCTGGCAGCTACGGCCCGGGCGGCGGTGAGTCCGTCAACCTCAGCGGCCTGAGCGCGGTCATTCCGGGCGCGTTCGGTACCCCGACGTTCCGGATGCGCTGAAGCGCGGACACCCCACACGGAGACCACCATGGGTGACAACTCGCAGATCGTGGAGATCAAGCTGGCCGACGGGCGCGTGATCGCGTTCGTCGACTGGACTGATCGTCCGCAGTTCTCGACCGTCGAGATCCTGAGCGGCACCAACACTCAGGAGATGTCGCTGTTCCAGTACACCGCGGGCGATCCGGTTCCGGCGTTTGCGCCGGTGGCCATCGCCAACCAGCGGACGGCGACGGAGCTCGACACCAACATGGCCAACCCCGGCGCCATGGCCGACACCGAAGAGCTGATGGTCTACGCCATCCGCCCCGAGGTGTTCCGTCGGCACGTCACGGACGAGGACGCGCCGGACTTCAGCGCGCCTGCGGCGCTCAGCAACGGTGAACCTGCGCCGACGCCGCTGATGCTCAGCGTCATGGCGCTACGTCTGCTGATGACGCTCGAGATCAGCCAGAAGAAGTACGCGATGGCGGGCTTCGGCTACTACAACTTCGGCGCGGGCATGCTCGCACCGAGCGCAGAGGGCACGATCGCGAACTACGGTTTCGCGGGCCTGCCGTCGCAACAGGCCGTGCGGACCAACGTGGTCCCGCAGCACATCGGTGGTCAGGAGAAGTTCCGCTTGCTGCTGAACTACTCCGACGACGGCACCGGGCAGGGCATCGAGCTCGGTGAGCTGGGCATCGAAGGCGGCGAGGAGGGCGGCATCGACGACGCGCGCTTCGCACGCGTTCGCGTCTACCTCGACGGCCTCTACAAGCGGCCCACGAGCTGAACCGAAGGCGAAGGGCACAGGAGCAATCCCATGGCACAAATCGACAAGGTTCGGCTCCCCAACGGGAATGTGGTCATTCCCGGGGAGTGGACGATGGCCGTGCCGCTCTACAGCACGGTCGAGATCGCGGCGGGCAGCTTCAACAGCGGCATCATCGCGTTCTCGTACGGTCAAGGCGGCGTGGTCCCCGGCAGCGTGGGACCGCGGCAGTCGACCATCATCGACACCAATCTGCAGGGCGAGGGCGGCAAGCTGCCCGAGAACGAGCAGATCACCATCCGCGCCATCGGCGTGGAGGTGACCAAGATCGGGCCGGCGGCGAGCGTCGACCGGTTCCCCGACTGCGATCCCCCGGGCGTGCCGCTGCCGGACATGCTCCGCATCCAGCGTGACCTCGTGATGCAGTTCGTCATCGCGGGCGTCAAGCAGTACACCAACTCGCCGCTGTCGTACTGGCCGTCGGGTACGGGCATCTTCTACACGATCAGCGGTGGTCGCTCGCAGGTGAGCGGCGCGGGTGGCAACGGCGAGGTGCCCGCGAACAACGGCTACCCCGCGACGGAAGCAACGCGCGAGCTCGCCTCGCCGCTGCAGATCGCGGGCGGCGAAGCCTTCGGCATCGTCTTCCTTCCGGGCCCGGGTCAGGTGACGAACCTGAACTTGGCCACCAACTCGCGCATTCGCCTGCGCACCTACCTCGATGGAGAACGCCGCCGTCCGGTGGCGTGAGGCCGAAAGGCACAAGGAGCAGGTCATGGCGATCGATACCTTCAAGATGCCCGACGGCTCGGTCTTCCGGATCGAGGAGTGGCTGCACTGGCCGCTGTTCTCGACCATCGAAGGCGCAGCTGGCGCACAGGTCGACCTGTACGCGTTCTCATACGTCGTCGGCGGCCAGGTGCCGCAGGCCGGTCAGATCTCGACCGGGCGACGCATGGCGACGCAGGCCGACACCAACCAGGTGGTCAAGAGCAAGCTCAACCACGACGAAGCGGCGATCGTCTTCAGCGTGACTTACGAGCTGTTCGCGATCGAAGGCAGCAACAACCAAGACTCGGTGTACACCAACCCGCCCAACGACGACGAAGCGGTGGCACCGATCTTCAGCGGCACCAACCACGCGCTGATGAAGCAGCAAGCGCTGCTCGAGCTGATGGTCGGCAGCAACATCAGCAAGCCGATGTTCCAGTCTCCGCTGGCGTACGTCGGGCAGGGCGTGGGCGCCTACGCGACGGGCAGCGGTGACGCGCTGACCATCGCCAACGGCGGCGCGACGTCGCTGAACCTGAACTACGGCACGGGCGGCGAGCTCGGGCCGAAGAAGAACCAGCGCCTGCTCAACATGCCGATCCTCATCTCGAGCGATCGGACGATCAAGGTTCGCTTCCGCACGCCCGCGGGTGCTCTCCTGGTCGATCAGGACTGGCGCATGCGCATCTACCTCGACGGTCTGAAGCGCCGTCCGGTCGCGTAGCGCGCGAGCGTTGGGTCCTTGGTGGGCGGACGCCCCTACGGTATCCTCCCAGGGTATCGCAGGGGCGTTGGCCTTTCTGGAGGTCGGGTGAGATGAAGGCGAATCCGAAAGTGCTCGTGGCCGGCGCCGTAGCTGTTGCGGCTGCAGTCGGCGCGTGGTTCGCCAGCCACAGCTTCCAGGTCTACAACGTGACCACGACCAGCGACGGCTACGCGCGCACGCCCTCGCGCTGGTTCTTCACCAAGAAGAGCGCCATGGCCTACGCCGCAGCGCAGATGGGCGGCATCGACTTCGTCGGCGCATTCGTCGCCGATCGCAGCGGCGGTGTGCTCGAGGCGTACCACGGGCACTTCCTGAACGGCGAGGAGATCGACGCGATCATCGTCGACGCAGGCAAGAAGGGCTTGCAGTTGGATGTGACGGCCTGATGCGCAAGCAAACGCAGCAGCTCGGTTTCGCGCTGGTCGGCTTCATCGCCGGCTCGGTGTGGATCTTGTGGCTGAAGCGGCCGAGACAGCCGACGTACACGACGCAGGTCGTCATCGGCCCCGCGGAGATCCTCTAATGGCCGGCCTTTACTACGAGCCGCGCTCGCTTTGGTCCATCGCGAACGTGGACGCACACGCGGCGCCTGTGCAGCTCGAGCTCCCGCGCCGGCACTTCTACAACGGCGAGCGCCACCCGATCACGCTCAAGCGCATCGCGCTCTGCGCGGTCAACTACTTGCTGCAGGGGACGCCGACCGACGTTTCTGGCGTCGGCTACAACGAGACCTCCGCAGTACTCAATCGCGCGCGGCTGAAGATCAGCTCGCCGCAGCAGTTTCACTGGAACGATCGCAAGTTCATCGACTGCGCGTCGATGGCGCCAAAACCGACCGCGCAGCCGCCCAACGATCTGATCGCGGGCGATGCGGGCGAGGTGGCGACGTACTTGCCGAGCTCGATGTGGGGTCAGTCGATGCTGCGGCTCGACAACCCGCTCATCGTGCCCAAGCAAGGCTCGCTCGAGTGGGACTTGTCCGCGCACACGCCGTTCCCCGGCGTAGGGGTGAGCGGCGTTGCTGAAGACGCGCTCGCGACCGCGTGGATGCTCTATCAGCAGCAGGGCGGTCTGTGGCCCGGATCGGCGCGGCAGTGCCTGCGAAATCTGTTTCCGTTCACCGGAAACATCACCGAGTTCAATCCGGAAGAGCGTTGGCCCTACCCGCCGGACGGCTACGGTGTCGGTACGCCGGTCGTCATTCCGACCTCGGACAGCTGGTGGCCGCCACTCTCGCGCTTTCCGAGCGGTAGCAGCAGCAACCCTAACAGCTTCATTGGGCAGAACGACGCGCGCGACGGCAGCTCGATGATCACGGACCTGCGCGTTGCGATCGATCAGCGGCTTTACGATCAGCGGCTCGTCGCCCAGTTTGGCGCGAGCGCAAGGCCGTCACCGCTCGCGCTCCGCACCGGCACGCGCATTCGCACGATCGGCACCGGCTCGCAAACCTACTGGTGGCGGCCCGGTGCGCCGCTCGCGCTGGTGTTCGACGCCATCACGCCCGCGCTCGTGATGGATCTGCCGGAACCGATCACGCTCCCGCCGGATGGTCAGCTGAGCGTCGAGCTCGAAATGGACGCCGTGCCGACCGATGAGACGCCGGTCTATCACATCGGCGTTTCGTTCAACGGCTTTGCAACGATCGAGGGCTAAGTCACCATGCCGCAACTGCCGCCCAAGGGAACCTCCGAATACCTCGACTACGTCATCCAGCTCGGAAAGACGTTGCTCAGCAAGGGCATCATCAACGAGCCGCGGCTGTTCTTCGACGAGATCACCCTCAACTCGGATCGGAACATCATCACCTCGGGCCAACCCGAGGTGTTCTACAACGGCGAGCAGTTTCCCATCCGGCTCACGCACATCGTGGCGGCCGTGCGCTATCTGACGACCGACGCGCAGCCGTCGGTGGCCAACCCGCTCGACGTCGGCCGCATCGGCGTGCGGTTTCAGTTCCACAATCAGTTTTACATGAACCGCGAGCCGCTCCCGCTCACGCTCTGGGGCAACAAGGTCGTCGCTGCCCCCGAGGCGTTCTCCGCGGGCAACGCGCACTGGGACTTCGTGGCTTGCGGTCAGCCGCTCGTGCTCGCCGTGCGCGACACGTTTCAGATTCGCGTTCAGCTGCAGGACGCTTCGGATCCTTCGGACGCGGTGCCGGTCGCTGTCGCGTTCCACGGCATCGGCGCGCTCTCGCACCGGCCGTACATCCTGACGGGCTCGGTGCAGCTCGAGACCACGCAGCCGCTCGATTTCACCTCGCCCGACTTCACCAACAGTGGCAGCGAGCCGATTCTCATCACCGATATGACGGTCACGGTCGGTGCGGCCATCGACCAGTCCGATCCGACCGGCGCGATCGGTCGCATCCGGATCAAGATCCGGCAGGTCGGCAACGGCACGCAGGCCGACTGGTTCGTCGGCCCGCAGAACATCAACGCGCCTTACCCGCAAGCGACGCTGCTCGGGCTCTCGACCGGCCGCGCGGTCGTCCACCAGTTCCCCGGTGACGGGATGATCTGGAACCCCGGCGAGGGCGTCACCGTCGACGTCCGCGCCTTGGTCGATGAGCTGCCGGACGTGCTGTGCATCGGCATGGCCGGCTACATCATGGTCTCGTAGGGAGCTTCATGCGGCATCTGCGAAAACCGACCGAGAGCTACCGCGCCACAGTCGACCTGCAGGCGCGGGAGATCGTCTCGGCTGAGCTACAGGCGCCGCCCGGTGCGATCCGCCGCGTGCGGCTGCTCGTGCCGCCCGGACCGCGCTGCGCGTTCTCGATCGATCGGCCCACGCCCGACGAAGCCGGGCCCGGTCGCGCGTTCTTGTTCGTGAACCTGCCGACTGACATCGTCATGCCGATCTATCTGCAGGCGCACCAGACGATCAACGCGCTGACGGTGCCCGGCACCGGCGGCATGGTCGAGCTCGGCGTAGTGATCGAGTACTTCGACGAGGAGAGCTGAAGATGCTGCCCGCCGGAAACTTCGATGGTGCACCCGGTGCGGGTCTTGGCGGCCTTGGCACCATGCAGACGCTGCTGATGCCCGCCGACGCGACCGGCATCCCCTTCCACGGCGTGCGTGGCGGCAGCCGGCTTGGCGCGGCTACGGCGGTCGATTCTCCGCTCTACGCGGCTGCGACGCTCGCAGGCGCGGGCCTGGGTGGCGCGCTGCTGGGCTGGGTGGCCAGCGATCACCGTGAGGGCGCCATCAAGGGTGCCGCGTTCGCTGCCGGCCTGACGAGTGTCAGCACGGGTATGGCGACGTGGTACACCCAAAAGGGCCTAGGCGCGGTGCTCGTCGTCGGCGGCCTTGGCGGTATGCTGTGGGCCGTGCGCGATCGCATCAAGCGCCGCACCCGCTGAAAGGAGTCCGGTCATGAGCGTAAAGTTGGCAATCCTCAAGACGCTCGGTAAGGCGGCGTTCGTGGGCATGGGCGCTCACCTCTCGCAGCAGCCGCAGCCGGGGCAGCGCCGCGTCAAAAAGCAGGGCTGTACGCCCTGCGCAGCCTTCGCGGCGTCGAACGCGGCGCGTCAGGCTGTCAAGACCGGGAAGTTCTGATCGTGCAGTGCGTGCTCTGCCGCGGGGACGTCCCGATCGGTGCGGGCACCATGCTCACCGCCGGTCGAAAACAGCTTGGCGTCGCGCACCCCACTTGCGCGCAGGTCGCGCAGAGCGGCGTAGCGGTCTTCGGCAAGCTCGCGCTGCTTGCCGGCGGGAAGATCCTCGAAGCCCGGGCGCCGCGCGTTGCACTTGCGTTTCGCGGCATCACGAAGATGGTCCGCGCGGCGAACATGGCTCGCGAGCAGAGCGTGCCGGAAACGAGATTTCGCTAGATGGACAACCGCAAGAACACCGACAGCACGCGCCACGACCTCGACGTGATGTTTCGCGATCGCAAGCCTGCTGATCCGGCCGGCTACACCAATCAGCAGTCGGGCGGCAACGAAGGCGCCCCCGGTGACGATGACGCCCCCTGGGTCAAAGAGCCGGCGTTCACGACGCAGACTGTGCCGCTCGTCTCCGAGCTCGAGGTCATCATCTCGAGCGCGCAGGGCGCGGAGTACCAAGCGCTGCCCGAGCTGCAGTGTCAGGAGTACCGGCTCTGCGAGATCTATCTCGAGTATGTGATGGCGGTCGGCGGGCGGCTGTCGGTCATTCCCGAGGTGCGGCGTAGCGACGGCGTCTGGCACGCCATGACGCTCATCGGCGGCACGGTCACGCCGTTGGCGCCGGTGGGCTCGCGCTTCGCTGCCGGCGGCTTTGGTTCGCGGCCGCTCGAGGGGACCGAGCTCCGCACCGATGTGCTCGCCGCTGGTACTGCGCGCTTCGCGCAGACCTATGACGTCGCAGGCGCCCTAGCGTTCCGACTCAACGTGCTCGATCTGACGGCACACGCAGGCAACACGCTGTCGGTCTACTACGCCCTATCGATGTAACTCATGGCCGGCGCAAACCCCACAGCGATCGGCTCGGTAGTCCCCATCTGGACTGCGCCGACGATACCGCCTGCGCCGGTGACCTCAGTCTTCGGACGCGTGGGCGCGGTTGTCGCAGTACTCGGTGACTACTCCGCAAGCCTCGTCACCAACGACTCCACTGTTGCTGGCGCAACCGTCGCAGACGCGCTGAACACTCTGCTTGCCGGGCAGGTGACGTTCGGTTCGCCTGCTCTCCTTACGGTCGGCAACATCGCGGCCGATGGCGTGTCAGCCAGCGCAGCGCGCGCCGACCACGTTCACAAAGTCGACCCCATGATCCCGATGACCTCGTTTCTGGGGTCAGCGCTGAAGTACTGGTGGGAGGTCGAGCTTGCGTTGACGGGAAATCCGAACGTGACCGTGGCCGGTGGCAACTTCACCGCGATCAGGGACCGAGTCGCAGGGGCAAATCTCGGGGTGGCTGCGGGCAACACGACTTACACCGCGTTCGGCGGTCCAGGTGACAACCCCTTCGCCACGCCGGCCACGACAGCGGCTGTGATGAACGCTGCTGTCGCAGTGCCCGCAGCCAATCGCTACGCGTGGTACGTCGTCGCGCGTGCGCGCTCGTTCGCTGCGGTGGCAAACGCTCGCATCGGGTGCGTGGCTGGCGTGGGACTCACGGGACACGTGTTCGTCGCCGGTCGCGCGAACAACGCAGACAACTACGTCACACAAGTCGACTTCACCGGGGGCACACAGGGGATCAACATCGTGACCCCCGCCAACGATTTTGGCTATCACGTGCACAGCATGCTGCCCCTGTCGACCGGCGCGAAGTACCAGATCGACGGCGTCGACGTCGCGCCCAACTTCACAGGCAATGACACAGTGGTCACGTGCACGCTGCAGGCTTTCGGCTTTTCTGGCTCAAGCGGCACCGACATGTTGATGATCGCGATCGTCGACACGACGGTAGGCAACTTCGCTGCAAACGACGCGTACATGCAGGCTCGCTGCCGTGCGCGCTTTGGCGTCGGTCGCGCGTAAGTGTCGGGCGCAAACCCCACAGCGATCGGCTCGGTAGTCCCCATCTGGACTGCGCCGGACATTCCTGCGGTGCCAGTACTCAGCGTCTTTGGCCGCGTCGGCAACGTCGTTGCAGTCCTCGGTGACTACTCCGCAAGCCTCGTCACCAACGACTCAGCCGTAGTCGGCGCAACCGTCAAAGACGCGCTCAACACTCTTCAAACCGAGATCGCTTCGATTCCTGCCGCACCGGTGGTCTCGGTCTTCGGTCGCGTCGGCGCGGTGGTCGCGGCGGCCGGTGACTACGCGGCGTTCTATCCGCCGCTCGGGCGCACGCTCACAGCCGGCGCGGGTCTGACGGGTGGCGGAGATCTGAGCATTGATCGCACGTTCGACGTGGGCGCGAACGCGGACGGGTCGATCACCGTCAACGCTAACGATGTACAAGTCGGTGTGCTCGCGACCGATGTGCAGCACGGCGTGCGCGGAGGCGGCACTCAACATGCCGTAGCCGTAGCCTCGGGCGCTGCAGGCTTTCTGAGCGGCGCGGACAAAGCCAAGCTCGACGGGATCACGCCTGGCGCTGCGGTCACCAGCGTGTTCACGCGTACCGGCGCTGTGGTTGCTGCCGCCGGTGACTACGCCGCGAGCCAAGTGACCAACGATTCGGGTGTGACGGGCGCCACCGTGAAAGCGGCGCTCGACGCGCTCAATGGCACTGTGCCCTATTACGGCACGTACGGCGCGCGGCCTGCCGCGGGGCACGCCGGCAAGATCGCCTACCTGACTGACGCGCCCGTCGGTGAGTGGGTCGATGACGGCGCAGCGTGGCGACCTGTGATCAATGGGCTACTCGGTAAAGAGCCTGGTCTGATCGCGACCTTCACGTGGTTCAACCAAGGCGGCGCCACCTCGGCCGATCAAAATGGTGCGACGCGCATCACCGGCCCGAACGATGGCGCTTCGCCCGGGCAGCTGCGCGGGATGACTGTCGCGAACTCAGCTGCATCTGCGTTCGCGCGTGCGACGTTCCGATTCACCACGCCTCTGACTGCGGGTGTGGGCGTGCTGTCGGTGCTGCTGCGCGAGAGCGGCACCGGCAAGGTGTATCTCGCGCAGCTGGTGCAGGACGGCGCCAACAACCTCACGTCTCTCGCGATCGCCGTGTGGACCAGCTCGACCGCACGAAGTGTGTTCACCGCCAAGGGCTATGCTTCGCTCGATGGCACCGCGCCGATCGCGTTGCGCGTACGGCGGTCCGGCGCGAACGTCGTCGCGGAAGTCTCGCGCGACGGCAACACCTGGATTCAGCTCGACTCACGCGTCACAACTACCGTCTTCACTACGGCACCCGATCAGGCAGGTTGGGCCGCAACGGGAATCGGTGCAGCTCCGACCGGCGACATGCTCAGCTTCGAAAGCGGGAGCTGAGCGGTAAGCGCATTGTTGACCCCTGAATACGGCCGTGCGAGCTTGCGTTCTTCCAAGTCGGAGGAGAACCCAACCCATGGCTCGTATGTCTGCTGATACGCTCAAAACAGCTTCGGCCGCCCAGTCGGCGACCCAGCGCCGCGGCCGGCGCACGACCAACGGCAACGCGGCGCAGCGCCCTGCAGAGCCCGCGCGACCCGAAGCCGCGGCCGAAGTCGACACCGGCGCGGAAGACGCCGAGGACGAGCCGCAGGACGGCGCCAGCGCGCCCCTGACAGCCGCCGCGGCCGTCGAACAGGAAGCTGCCGACGACGCTGCAGTGGCCGCCTACCGCGGCAACGGCGTTGCTACGGCGCCGGTTGCGGGGGCTGTCGCGGAGCGCGCGGACGCGGTCGCGGGTGCCGCTGCAGCTCGAGCTGCTGCGCCCAAGCGCGGCCGGCCCGCCAAGGCTGCCAGTGAGCCCGCAGAGCTCACCGACGAAGACTTGCTCGACCTCGGCAAGCTGACGCGCTTTGCGCTCGAGTACGGGCAGACCGTGGAGTACATGGTCGAGCGCTTCGAGGCCATGGTGGCGGCCTACCGCAAGGCCCAGGGGCTCTGATACGCTGGTGACTATGACTCGGCAGCACTGGCTCGCGCTCGCTGTCGTCGGCTCGGGGCTGACCGGGCTGACGGCAATGGGCCTCTTTGCCAAGGGCCGTCGCGAAGAAGCGCTCGCGCTGGCGCTGACCAGCGGCCTGCTGTCGACGACCTTCGCCGCTGCGAGAGTGCTCGGGGCCGCTGACGCGGCGCCGAGCGTTGCGAGTGGGTCGGGGTCGGGTGGGGCAAGTGCGGTCAAGGCCAGCGATTATGGGATGGCGGGTTTGCTTGGTGTCAGGGCGATCGCGCGATGAGTGAGCGCACCTGCAAGTACTGCCTGCGGGTGTTTTTGGCGACCGACGCCGGCTACCAAGAGAACCCATTCTGCACGCGCTGTATCGACGCGCGGCTCTCCGCTGCAGCTCAGGCGCGCGGCAAGCGCGGCGTTCCGAAGCTCACATCCGACGGGCGCTACGTGATCACGTACTTTGGTGATGAGAAGGCGAGCGATGCTTAGTCCGGCTGACATCGAACGGCTCGCGCTTGCGTACGAGAACGCGCCCGACAGCACGCATGACCCGCGAGTGCAGGCGATGGTTCGCGCTGAACGGGCGCGCATCGACGCGGCTTTCGAGCGGCTGCCGATCCGCGTGCAGTTCGTCGACCACGACCCGTACAAGAGCTTCGAGCACATGCGCGATCAGATCGCGTCGACCGGCACGATGTACGTCTACAAGGGCGGCAGCGACACACCGCTCTGGGATCCGCAGACCAACTGGAAGGCGCGCGCCGTCCACGACTGGGACCACCTGCAGAAGGTCTGCGACTTCAGCATCGAGGGCGAGGCCGCAGCGTTCCGGTCGAGCGCCGCGCAGTGCAACGCGCTCTCGCCGATCTACATGAGCGAGATCCTCTTGCAAGCCGCCGTTGCGAACGCACGCGGCAGCTTCGCAGAGCAGAAGCTCGTGCTCGTTTCACCGGAGATCACGCGCTGGGCAACGCACCTGCGCGGTCTGCGCGGCCTGCACACTCCGCCGATGGGCGGACAGCCCCAAGCCATCTCCGTGCTCGTGTGGACCGCAGCCGGTATTCTGCGCGTCGACACGCCGGAGGCCGCTGTCGCGCACCTGCGCGCGATGGGCCTCGACTTCGTGACGATCGCGGTCATCATCGACGCGGCCGCGCGACTGAACGAGACCGTCGATCAGCTACCGCCCGGCTGGGACTGAAAAGCCCTCGCGGGGCTCCCGCTTTGGCCTCGGTACGGGAGCGGAGCTCTCGGGGAGCCCACCGTGGATACGCACGCGTCGCCCGGAGAGCCCAACGTGAGAAAGGCGAAAAGCTTCGCGTGCCGGCGTCTGCAGTCTATGACGCGCGCAAGCTAGTGTCTATTCGCTAGCCGCGCTTCTGCAGCGCGACAAACCATGCACGGCCGACCATGCACAAGCAGAAGTACACGAGCGCCATCGTGATCGTCGTCGCGAAGAAGCACATGAGATCGGCGCCGTCGTCGAGCGCTGGATTCAGCCCGAGCACGTGGAAGAGCTTCGTGTAGAAGCTTTTGGTGTACACGAAGCCGACGATGATCGAGGACACGAGCGCGAACGCTGCAGCAGTGCCGCCAAGCAGCACGGCAACCGAGAGCATGATCGCGTTCGTCTTCAAGGGTCCTCCATCAGCTGGCGCTGCAGCGCGGCCACGTCGTCGCTGCGGGCCTCGTCGACGTAGATCTCGGTCGTCGAAACGTGTTTGTGCCCGAGCATCTCCGCGACGAGCTTGATGTCCTTGGTGTGCCGCAACGCGGTCGTGGCCACCGTTCGGCGGATGCGGTGCAGGTGCACGCGCCCGTCGATGCCGATGCGGTCGCTTACTGCCTGCAGGTGTCGGCGCACGCGCTGGTAGGCGCCGCCACCGCCCTTGGCGCCCCAGCTCGAGGCAGGGCACACGGCCTCGGCTACGATCGTCGCTGCGGCGTTGGCTTGTTTGCAGTGCGCCAGTAGCGCGGACCATTCGTGGTGCGCGCCTGCGACGGGCAGCATTCGCCGGCTGCCGCCCTTCTGGATCACTTCGATGAGTCCGTCGTCGTGTCGCAAAGCCGCGCGGATGGCGTCGAGGCGCACGAGTAGAATGTCCTGGATTCGAACGCTCGTTGCCATCATCACGCGCAGCACCGCGCCCTCGAGCTCGGGATCGTCGCGCAGCGCCGTACGGAGCTTGAGCCAGTCCTCGCGTGCGAACGAGACCGCGGGCTTTTTGCGTTCCTTGCTGCGCGAGCGCTTGGGTCCGACGGTCATGCGGGTCATCGGTAGTTCCTGACTACGAGCTCGGTGACGTCGCCGCGCTTGTTCTTGTCGCTGTTGATGCTGCCGCGCCGGCTGATCTCTTGAATGTCGTACTTGCCAAAAAGCTCGCGGACAGTCGGTGCAGTGCTGTTGCTCAGCATAAACCGTGCGCCTGCACTGTCGAGCTCATCACACAGCGCGCGTAGCCGCTCGAGATCCGCCTGCCCGAACTTCTCCACGGTGTAGCTCGTGAAGTCCGCGGTCTCCGAGACCGGCACGTACGGCGGATCGAGGTAGACGAACGCGTCGCGCAGCTCGCGCGCGTAGAAGATGACGTCACTGAAGTCGCCGAGCACCAGCTGCACGCAGCGCTGGCGTAAGCGTTTGTTCGCTGCGAGCAGCAGCGCTTCGTCATAGATCGCAGGGTGCTTGTAGTCGCCGAGTGGGACGTTGAACTCGCCGTCGCGGTTGACACGCCAGACGCCGTTGAAGCACGTGCGGTTGAGATAGAGGAACCGCGCCGCAGCAGGAATGTCGCCGGAATCGTCTGAGTTGAAGGCGTCGCGGATCTTGTTGTAGTAGCTGCGTACTACTTCGTCGCCGCGCTTCTCTGCGGCGTAGTGCCCTTCCGCCAGCGCTTCGAGCCGAATCGTCACGGTTGAAATCGAGTCACGCACGCTGCGGTAGACGTTGATCAGCGCAGGGTTACTGTCACCGAGCACGACGGCGTCGTCGTCATCGAACTCGAGCGCGAAGAACAGCGCGCCGCTGCCGAGAAACGGCTCGACGTACGTGTGGATACTCTCGAGCGGCGGCAGCAGCGGCAGTAGCTGCGGCAGCAGCTTTCCCTTCCCGCCGATCCACTTGATGAGAGGCTTCATCAGTCGCCGTCGTCGACGCCAAGATCGTCGTCTTCTTCCCCGAAGTCGGCATCGATGACGTCGTCGCCATCTTCATTTTCGTCTTCGCCTTCGCCGAGGTCGAGCTCGGAGAGCTTGGGCGGGAAGCCGCCGAGACGCCCGAGCCACTCCGACAGCGAGTCGAGTAGCTCTACAGCCTCTTTCCGCAGCCGCGCGGTGTTTGGGTTCTTCGGATCTTCTTCGTGCTCGGCTTCGAGCTCAGCGAGGGTGTTGACCAGTTTCAGGAAGGTCTCGGTTGGATCCACGTGCGTTCTCCTCATTCAGAGGTCATCATCCGCGCCGAGCTTTCGCAAGATCTGCGCTTGCGCGATCATCGACATCGCGAGGCAGCGCGCCTGCAGCAGCTGCAGCGAGTCGACCCACCACGATTCGCGCGTCTCAGCGTATAGGACGAGGGCACGCTCTTCGAGCGTCGTCGGCGTAACCGTCCGCCGCAGCTTTTCTTTCGCCGCGGCTAGTTTGCGATCATCCTTGCTGCTCATAGCCGCGCCTTCCAGTCGATCTCACGTAGCGCGTCTTCGCGCGCGGTCGTAAGCTCGACGAACTGCTCTTGGCTGCCGCCGTGGTCGGGGTGTCGGCTGCGGCTGAGGGTTCTGTAGGCGTCATCGACCTGCTTGCGAGTCGGCAGCTCACCGGGGTGTAGCTGCGAGAAGCCCAGTACTTCGCGCCAGCCGCGTGCCGGCGTGATGTGCGCGGGCAGCGCTTTGAGGCCCGTGAAGACCTTCTCGAGGACTTCGCTCGCGCCGCTGCGTTCGACCTGGCGAATGCCCTCGAGCGCCGAGCCGATCGCGCGGATGTTGTCGCGCAGCGTCAGGTACTTGTCGCAAGCCATGCAGCCCGACTTGCCCTTGCGCGTCCAGTAGACCGCGACGCCCGGGTCAGCGGGCTCGGGCGCGTTGCTGAGTGACACGCCGGCTTTGAACTTCACGTTGAGCGAGACGACGACGTCGATGCACTGCATCAGTCGCAATGACTCGAACAAGTCCTCGAGCGCGGCCGCGCGTGTGACTTCGTAGCGTGCGCGCTTGCGTTCGCTCGCAGGCACGCGCGGCCAGCCGTTGGGCCAGCACAGCGGGTAGTCGGGCGGCTTCTGCTTGTCGCGCTCTAGGACGTCGTCGAAGTCGTTCATCGTGTGCTCCGTTGATCCCACGGGTTCCACTTCGGTAGGCCGGCGCGAACGCACTCATCGACGGTGGCGTACACGCCGTACGCGATTTCGACGGCGTGCAGCGTGTAGCCCGTGACGGGCGCGTCCCAGGTCTTTACGACGTCGTGCGCTTGCTGCTCCGAGTCGAACGTCACCGCCGCAGGCTGGCCGACAGGATCTAGTTTGGACCAGAACCCAAGGCCCATCGCGCTGCCGAGGTAGATCCCCATCTCTGGGTGCACGAGCGCGTAGCGGGTTACTGTCACTGCGCAACGCTCGCGCCAAAGAGCATCTTGCTGCGCACGGTACGGCAGAGCGCCTCGCGGGCGTGGTTGTCGCGGCGGAGCTCTACGCACAGCGCCTCGACGTTCTGGTGTGGCAGCACACCGGCGTAGGCGGCCGTCCGCACGATGTCCGCGATCAGATCGACGCCGTCGCCGGGCGTCAGCTGCAGGCTCAGCTGCTTGTACGGCTCGCCGAGCCGGTTTTTGACGATGTTCGCGTGCACGAGCGTGTCGTCGTTGGGCGCGACGCGGTCGAACTGCAGCAGGATGCGCTGCTGCGCGTGAAACTGCAGCGGCTGCAGCTTGCCGTCGCTGAGAAAGAGCAAGCTCGTGCGCTGCTTGTGAGAGCAGTGCTCGCGCAGAAAGAGCGAGAGCCGGGCGACCAGCTCACTGCCTTCTTCGGCCGACAGTCGCGCGATGCCGCGGCGGAGGTCGACGATCACGAGGTCGGGCGGATGACTGCCGGTGACGGCGCTGCGCAGGCAGCGAAAAAGCAACTCGAGCTTGCGCTGCTCGAAGTGCAGAAACCGCTGAGGGTCGACGCCTAGCCGCATGCCGTAGACTGCGTCGAAGGGCGCGATCTGATCGCCGTGCGCGAACATGAACGTGACGCCGTCGGGCTGCAGCTGGCACTCTGCGATCGCATGCAGCGCGAGCGTCAGCCGCCCCGCGCCCATCTCGCCGTAGATCTCGGCGATGCCGTTCTTCGGGTAGCCGCCACCGAGCGCGCAATCGAGGGACAAGACCCCTGTTGAAATGAAATCTGCCACGTTGTTTTTCTCCTTGGTGCGCCTCGGGTTCCAGCCGAGGGTTGAACTGCGACGCCGACGTTACGACAAGATTCAGCCGAAATCTATTTTCGCGCGCGTGCTCCTAGTCTCGCTCCTTCGGTAGCGACTGGTTGCCCAGCGGAGATCCGAGTAGACGCTGCTTGCGGTCGAGCGCCTCTCCGACCATGCGGCTGATCTCTAAGTGCAGGTCTCTATAGACCTTTTGTTGGCTGACGGGGTGCTGCGGGGTGACGTCCAGCGCGACGCCCAACAGATGCAGCGCGAAGCTGCTGAGCAAGTCGAGCGCGCTCAGGCCGTGGTGCTCCAGCTCCCGATTGATCTGCGAAATGATCTCTGGGTAATCGATCGCTTCTGCCTTGGGCGGCAGCCGTCGCGGCGTCTTGACTCTGATCTTCACTCGGTCTGCGCCTCGAGCTCTGCGCGAAACGGACAACCGATGTAGTGCGCGGTCGGATCGGTCGACGGCTTGTCGGGATCGTCAGGGCAAGGGCATGTGCAGCGCGCTTGCGTCTTCTGCGGCTCGACAGCGCCGCGACGCCAGTGGTCCGCGGTACCGGTGATCGCGACGAGGGCCTCTCCGAGCTTCGCAAACAGATTCGCGGCGCCCTCAGGTTCGAGTAGCAGCGTCATCAGCGGCTTATTAGCCTTGTTGCGCAGCTCGAAGGCAACCTGCCCCCGTTGACTGTCCGGATAGATGTGCACGCTCGTTGGGGCGAAGATCACGTTCTTGGGCGCGGGCATCGTTGCTTTCCGGTGGATGGTCCTGAAACGGTTTCTGTTCTTCATGGCCGCAGGCTCCTGGTGAACCGCGACAGGTAGTACGTTGCGCGGGCTTCCTCGGGCTGCCAGCCGTAGCACCAAGCTTGGCCGAGTTGAACTAGCAGCGTGATCTCGTCAGTGAGCACGTCGCGGTACAGACTGCCGATGAGCACGTCGTTGTGTAGGTGCACGCGTGCGGAGACTTCGCGGTTCAGCTGCGTTCGCGAGAACATGTGCCGGCCGATCGCTGCGATGATCTCCTCGAGCGTCATCGCTACAGTCCCCTTGAGCGGTACTCACGCTCGAGACTCTGGCCGAACGCCTCGAGCTCGAGGAGCGCGCGATCGGCCAGCTTGCGCGCAGCCGGAGGCATCTGCTTCGCAGTCTCCTGCATCAGCTCGTACGCGCGCAGCAGCGCGCCGGAGCGTTGCTCGAGGATCTTCGTTTGAAGTATCTCGTTCAGGGGTTTGGTCACGCGAGGTGATCCGTGCGTGAGGCGAGCGTGCGCTCGAGATGATCGTGCTCTTCGGCGAGCGTGAGCACCGCGTCGGCCAGCTGGCCGAGCATGGCGATCGCGTTGGTGGCAACGTCGAGCGCGCCGTTGTCGCACTCGCCGTTCTCGTAGGCAGCGACCTTGGCTTTGATTGCGCCCGCAACCACGCGGGCTCTGTCGGTTCTCTCACTCATCTTGCGCTGTCTCCTGTAGTTGGTTTCGTTGCTCGTAGTGATCGCCGAACCAGCCGGCGTCTGTTGCGCTGTCGAGCGCGTCGAGAAGTGCCTGTCCGGCTGTCGTTGCGAAGCGCTCGACTGTTGAGCCGTCGAACCGCCGGAGCTTGCAGGCGTACGAACGCAGCGGCGTCGACTTCGACGTATGCAGGCGAACAACCTTGACCGCGCACTCCGTGAGAAGCTGATCGATCTGCTGTAGCGACATCGCGCGTAGCGCGTCCAGTGTAGGCTTGCGCCGCGTGGCGACGCGCTTGCGCATCTCGATGGCGATCGCCTTCATGGTGAAACTCATGGCTGCACCGCGAACAGGCAAGGGATGTAGCGGGGTTTGCCTCGGGGCGCCCACTGCAGCGCGTCAGCGCGCAGAAAGCCGCAATCGATGGCGCGCGTGATCACGCGCTCGCGGTCGGCGGTGCTGCAGCCGCAGCACTCGGCGACGCCTGCGATGTAGTCTTCGGTCTGCACCGCGCAGCCCACCTCGTTGAGCAGCCGCGCGGCGAACGTGCGCACCGGGCCCGGCGGGTAGTGCGCGATGAACAGCAGCTCGGGATCGTGGGTGCTCACTTGGTGATTCCGATCCGGGCTAGCGACATGTCGCTCGCGGCGATCAGCTTGCCGCCTTTGTGGTCAGTCAGATTGTCGAGTCCTACGCGGATGCCTTCGTCGCAGCGGTAGAGCTCCACGCGCGGGTTGCCTTCCGCGTCGATGCTGAACGAGATCAGCCCGCCAGTGCTGTCCTGAAAGCTAAACTCGACGATCGTCTCACCGTCAGCCGCCGCACCGGGGACGTTGTTGTTACGTACGGTGACGCTGGGTCTGTTCATACTCACGTTCGTTTCTCCCTGTTGATGCTCGAGGTTCCAGCTCGAGGCTCAGTTCATCTTCGATTGCTTCTTGCGGCACTCGTACACGCGAGCTTCCGGCTTCCAGCGGTGCGGATCAGCCGGCGGACCGACGTCGACAGCTTCATAGTTTTCGCTGTCGAAGCCGAAGAAGTAGAGCGCGCTCGCTGCGCTCAGCGCGACCACACGAGGCCCGCGGCCGATGTACTCGATCTGCGGCTGCTTCAGCCGGCGTAGACCCTTCATGGCTGGCTCCAGGGGTCGCAGGCGGCGATTGCCTCGTTGATCTCTTTGCTGCCGCCGTCGGCGCGCAGGAACGCAAGGTGGTAGAGCCGCTCTTTGCCGTTGTCCTGGCGGACTACGACGTAGCTACCGATCTCGACAGCCTCGCGGTCCTGCTTGTCGGGCTTGCGGCCGTCGATCGTCTTGACGTCGTCGAGCGTGCCCATGCGCACGATCGTGACTGCGTCGCCAAATCGTCCGTAGATCATGGCGTCACCTGGGTCAGCGCGACCGCGGCAAGCTCGCCCCTACGGACGGCGGTGTGCAGTGACGCGAGCAAGGCGTAGCGCGCCTCAGTCTTCATGTCGTCGAAGTACTGGCACTGTCGAAAGTCGTCCTCCGACTTGTACGAGCAGCACCCGAGCGAGTCGACGCCTTCGAACGTTTGGCCGTCGAGTGTAACGCGGGCGGTGACGACCGCGCGAAACCAGGCCCACTGGTTGCCGGCGCTGAGTTGCTCATGAACCCATGTGACGTCGGCGTCGCCTTCGTCGCTGTCGTCGAAGTGATCTGCTGGGTCGCAGTCTTCCGGCTCGCCCGCGAGCACGTATTCGATGTCGAGTTGCACGTTGATTCTCCCTTCTGCTCGGGTTCCAGCCGAGCCGTCAGCTTAGACGAAAACAGTTTTCAGGTATTCAACGCAGGCGCAAAGCTCAGTGACCCTCGTGGATGTCGGTCTGGTACATCGGAGCTCCGGACCACTTGCTGGCCCAGGCGTAATCCTCGATCTTCACGGAGCCGTGGGCGGTCACGCGCTTGAGCATGGGGCCCTCGATGAACACCCCGGGCTGCGGCGCGACGCGGTCGCGAGCGGCCGCCTGACTGGCGATCTTCCGGATGATTACCGACTTGGAGCTAGGGACGGCGACCACCTCGTAGAAATCGACGTTGGTCTGGTCGTAGCCCCAGCTCGAGGACAAGATGTCACCCACCGTGAGGCTGTGCGTCGCCTGCTTGCGTTCCGCTGCGCGCTCAGCCTTGCGACCGAAGTGCGCCCTACGTGCGGCGATCTTCTCACCGATGAACCGCTCACGGTGCGCGGCGTCCTTGAAGCGATAGGCCCACACGGGCTGACGCGCTTTGCCTTGGAAGCCGTACGCGAACGGATTGCCGTCGATCTCCTCGCGCCAGATCGCGAGGTCGGTTCCCTCGGGCCGCTCGGGCGCCGTCTCGCGCAGGTGCGGCGGCAAGTGCAGCTTCCACCAAGCCATGATGTCCGTTGCCATGTTGCTCTCCCATCCTTGCGCGGGTCCAGCCGCGCCGCTTGCTTGTGCCTCTTAGACGAAACTTCAGCTGCCGGTATTCACGCCGGTTTCACGGAAACGTCGAGCAGGCCCATATCGAGCAAGCTCTTGTGGTGCTCGCTCGTGACGATCACGTGATCGAGCAGGGTCAGTCCGAGCAGGTCGAAAGCCTGCTTGATCTTCCGCGTGAGCGCGATGTCCTCGGGGCTGGGCTCAGGCTCGCCGCTAGGGTGGTTGTGGGCCACGATGAAGGCCGGCGTGCCCGCGATCAACGCGACGCGCGCGACGTCCCCGGGGCTGACTGCGCAGCTGCTTAGCGAGCCACGCGCCACTTCGTGGTAGCCCGTGACCTTGTGTCGCGCGGTCAGCGCGAAGATCACGAACACTTCGACAGCCTCAGGCCCAATCAGCGGGATCGCGATCTTCGCGATGTCGCCGCTGTGCGTGATCTTGCGGCCGAGCGGCCCGTCCGACTCGCACACGAGGCTCCGCTCGCGCCGTACAATCAGTTTGTCCAAGTAGTTTTTCACGGCGTCACCTTGTCTGCGGCACGCCGCGCCGTCCACAGGCGGTACTGCTCGGCGAGCCAGGCTTGCGCCTCTGCAGGGGTGTGCACGTGCGTGCTCTCTGTCACTCCGCGGCAGATCGACCGCGTCACGGGGTCGATCCACCACGGCGTGAAGCACACGTGCACGGCGCCGTCGGGGTTGTTGCGGTAGTGCTCTCCGCACGGCCCGTAATCGAGATAGTTGCCGATCGGCAGGTTGCCGCCGTGGTAGTCCGCATTAGGGTGCGCAGGGTCGTACAGCCAGCCGCGATCGGTGCTCGCCCAACGATCCGACTCGTAAGGTGCCGATGCCTCGTGCGCGTCGCACGTCAGCATCCCCAAGCTGAGTTGCTCCATGACCTCTCCTAACGATGCGCGGGTTCCGCCGCGCGGTTTGTGGTTAGACGAAACTTCAGCCGCCGGTATTCACTGCACGCGTTCGAACGTCGCGCCGTCCACGTGCTTGAAGAGCATGTCGGCGCAGCGCACCGAGTACCCACGACCCATGCGAACGTCGCGCGGGGTCGAGCGCCCGGTCGCTTTGAGGTAAACCCCGAGCTGGAACGCAAACCATGCCGCCGACGAGTAGAGCAATCTGCACTCAGCACCGTTGAAGCCGTCGACCGCGTACTCGGTCAGATCGTTGGCGCGCTTGGCGCGCTTGGCGATTTCCTTGCGTGCCGCGCGTGCGACGGCTTGGTTATAGCCTTCATCGCTCGACTGCGCAGCGCCGTGTGCGTACGCCGCAAGCTCTTCTTCGCCCATGTCCGCGAACGGGACGCCGCGGACTGTGTCCACAGTAGACTTTGCCATGTTCTTCCTTCTCTCGGGTTTGCTGTCTTAGACGGCGCTTCAGCTGCCGGTATTCACTACGATCTCTTTCGCGAGCGCGAGCGCTACGCGAAACTCGACACGCCGACGGATCATGCTGACACTGGCGCGCACAGGTCGCGCGTGCTCAGCGGTGTGGTACTGCTCACGGGCTTCGCAGAGCAGTGCTTGCAGATCAGCCGTAGTGATCCCGCAGGCTTTGGCCAGCGTTGCGGGGCGAAGCTCTAGCAGATACTTCGCGCGGTCGATCGCACCGCCGTCCAGCGCGGTCGCATCGGCGATCAGCCGTTGTGCTGCTGCACGTGCGTTAGCTACACCGGCCGTACGTCGGCCAAAGCTCCGCGGGAGATCATGTTGATCCACGTTCCTAGCCTCCTAGCGCCGGTGTTCCGGCCGGCGCATCCCTCGCCGCGCCAACGTCGGGCGCTTGCGCTGCGAGGGATGCGGAGCCCCGCAGGGGGCTCACGCGCTAGCGATCACGGGGCGATCGCTTCGACGTTCTTGCTCGCGGTCCAGTGGACGGTTCCGGAGTCGTCCTTGATGCCGCAACGCTCGCCGTAGTGACCGTCGCCAACCCAGATGCACACGCCTTCCGTGCCCTTGGGCACCTTGCGACCGCGCACAACCTTGCAGCGCCGGCCCTTGCGAACCGCCTTAGCCTCAGCTGCGGCGATCGCGCGAGCGCGGCGCGCTTCCAGCTCGACGCGCTCAGCCTCGCGCGCCGCGAGCCAAGCTTCGTGCTGCGCGATCGCTTCCGGGGTGGCGTCGATCTCCCACGACTCCAGCCCCGGGTTCCCGCCAAAGCCTTCCGTCATGTACGCGATCGACGTGATCGATCCATCGGGCTCGACGCAATCGAGCATGTACTGTCCAGCCCAAACGTCACTCATGATCCGAACGTCACTCACGTAGCGGTCGCGCAGCACGCGCCCGGCGTACTGGACGCCCCGTTCACCCTTGAAATGCAGTGCCATAAGCCCTCCTTCAGCCCCGGATCCATCCCGGGGGTTCTTCCGCGGTTTCCGCCGCGTTCGCCCTATTAGACGGCGGTTTTCGGGCCGTATTCACCATGCCCAAAGAAAAGCGTGTATTACTATAGTAATACGCAGGCTTTTTGTCAAAAAAGAGCTATTTTTTGACAGCCTTTGAATACGCCCCCGGGGGCCCCCGTCTAAATGGGCGAACGGGGCGGAAACCCCCGGCAGGAGGTACGGCGAATGCGTGTAGGGTCCATGGTTGCGTCGGGTCGGCCCGGTAGTGCGGAGCACGACATCGGCGAAGTGACCGCGCTGTGCGGCACCTCTGCGACGGTCCGCTGGTTGCGCGCGGCGGCGACCTACAGCGAAGACAAGGCGAAGCTTCGCGAGCTGGACGGCTTTGGCCAGCGCTTTCAGGTGCGCGAGGACCCCTACACCCCGGGTATGCCCGGGGGCTACCGGCACGCTGAGCTGTACCGCGGCGGAAACCTCGTTGCGACCGGGCTCGGCGCTACGCGTGACGAGGCGATCGCCGATGTCCGCGCGCAGTACCGCATCAAGCGCGCTCGCCGTTGGGCGAAGTACGCGGCGAAGTGAATCTCTCGGGCGCAAGCCCGTCTAACAAGCGCGCGGCGGAACCCGCGCAAAGGAGCGATGCGTCATGGGTTGTGTGGTGATCAAGGATCGGTTTGGCGACTGCCATGCTCGGCAGCTGCATGGCGAAGCGAACCCGCAGGCCATCGAAGCTGCAGCGCGCGAGCTGGCTTCCGACGTCAGCTGCGAGTCGGGCGAGACGATCGCGGTAGGGCTCAGCCCCAAGCGTGACCCCGGTGCGGCGCGCTTGCTGTGGGGCGTCGACTACTCCGACGGTGGCGTCCAGCACCTGTACGATCTGACGATCGACTGAAGCCGAAACCCCGACTTGGGGTCTGCGCGATCTGGCCTACGCGCACTGAAGATGGCAGGCCGACGGAGGGTGCTTGTGGCTATGGGTGATCTGGCGTCAGTGGTTGGCCGAAAGGTCGACGTCGACGGCTCGCTAGTGTTCGACCGCTACTGGACGGTTTGCATTCCGTTCACGATCGAGGGTCGCACCGAATGGCACCCCACAGAGTCAACGGGACCGTTCGCGACCTTGACCCGGGGCTGCTTCGCCAGCATCGCGGAAGCGCGTGTGTGGGCGGCTGAAAAGCTGGGCAATACCGCGCGGTCGTTCCTGCTTTTCGATGGTATCTCGGGCGAAGTGATCGGGGAGGTGGCGACATGATCACGCTTCGCAAGGGCTGGCTCGTGGACGTCACTGCGCAGTCACCCGAGGACTACCGCGAGTTTCGCAGCCTCGTGCTCCGCACGCGCGCCGCAGAGTCGTCGGCGGAAGGCGACGCGCTGCGCGTGCTCAACCCCGCTCGCGTGGCTCAGTGTGCGGCAACGTTCGACGGGCTCGAGTTGTCGCGGCGTGAGGTCGCGTGCGACTGCGGCAGGCCAGGCCCTAACCCGTGCGCGCTGTGCACACTCAAAGACTCCGACGGCGCCGATCGTCGGCCTTGGAACGACTGAATACCTCGCAAACAGTTTTCGTCTAACCAGGCACGCGCGGCGGAAACCCGCGCAGAACGGAAGGTCAACGTGAGCACGGACGAGAAGACTCGGCACGACGCCGCGATGGCGTCACCCCGCGGTCCCGAGCGAGCACATGTGCAGCTGCACAGAGCGATCGTTACGGCCGCTGCGCAGTGGGCTGCGGACGAGTACGCCGCGGACTACCTGGCTGACTTGTGCCGCGCAGCGCGGGGTTTGCTGAACATGGAGTCGGGTCGACTCCACTGCGGGACGCTTGACGCCTACTACTGTGACGTGCTTCGCCGCTGTGGTGAAGAACCATGAACCGCGCCCAAGCCAAACGCACGTGGACAGCAGCCCGGGACAACGGCTGCAAGGCCCTCAGTTGGCGCCTGTACGACACGCTACTCGCGGCCGCTCGACCGCATGGGTGCCACGAAGCAACCAACGGCGGAGCCTGCTATGAGCTGGCACGCAAGGATCTGGTGACAGTCGCCTATCCGTACGCGACCGCAACGGAAGCCGGGCGAGCACTGCTTGCGAAGATCGCGAGCGCAGCGTCGGGCCGCACTGCGCCGACGATCGGCGCGTGCTCACGCTGTGGATCGGTGCTCTCCGCAGTCACGCAGACGTGCGTGCGGGGCGATTTCTGCCCCGGTCGGGTGAATCCCTCGAGCACGAGCAACGTCTAATCAGCACAACGCGGCGGAACCCGCGAGAACGGAGGCAACGTGTCAACGCCGAACGAACGGCAGCGGTACATCCGCACCAACTACAGCTTGACGCAAGCGCCTGACGGCACCTGGGTTGCGCGCTGCCCGTACAGCACGATCAAGGGTGCTGACCGCGCAGCGGTTGTCCGCAAAGCGCGCTGCGAATGGGGTCACTTCAACTTCGACGACGAGGCGGAAGCGTTCGCCGAGATCTTCCCGCCGGGCGTGAGGTAGCACCGTGGGCACTTGGCGGATCAGATACGTAAGCGACGGCGGCCCCGTGCACGCTGACAACCCCAGAGGCTGGCCCGCTAGCAGCCGACCACATCGAACGTTGCTCGGCGCAATGCAAGCTCTGCGCGACGTGCTGAACACAGACGCACGTGTTGGCGTTGAGCTAGGTGTCGCGCTGCAGTTTCGACTCTGTGCGGGCGCACCCTGGCATTGGGTGAGTGTCGCCGATACCGAGCGGTACGCAAAAGATCTTCAGATCCAACACTGGAAAGGGCTGAGGTAGGAACATGCCAGTCACCAACCGAGCACTACGGCTCACGATCACGCGCTCGACGGTGATCGACGTCCCCGCGGGGACCGAGCTGGACGTCGTCCCCGACGGCATGGGCAAGCCGCTGTATGCCGTCAGGAACCCCGAGCGGTTCCTGCCTGAGTGGAACGCCGGCCCGGACTCGTTCGGTCGCCACGACCTCGCACACCGCTACGCCTACGTGCCTGCAGACGCGGTGTCGCGATGAACACGCAACTCGATCTGAAACCCGGTGCGCCGGTCGAAGTGCGCACGCTGTGGGCCTACCGCTGCGCGGACTGGTTCAAAGGCTACACATTCGTGCGGTATCACGACTATGGCCGCGGGGTGCTCGCGGTCCTGAAGATCGACTCCGGCGTTTTCGCGGGCTGCGAGGTCAACTACGACGTCGCAGACGTGCGCGCAGTCGAGGCACCGTGAGCGCCGTAGTTGTCGAGGTGGTGCGCTTGCGCTGTGGTCACAACGCACGCCTTGGCTCGGCGCGTATCGCGAAGGGTGAGCCGTACGTGCATGCGCACCACACCGATACGGACTTCTCGGCGCTGTGCGTGTCGCTTGCGCGGACGGGTCACACCTTCACTGTGAAGATCGTCGATCGGCATGTTTCGCTGCTCGAATGGATGAATGCAGAGCAAGCAGACAACGTCTAAGATGCAACCCCGGCTGGAACCCGGGGCAGGAGACAAGCAACGTGGGCTATCAATACGTTCTCTTTGGCACGGGCTTGCCCTGGAACGGCAAGCCGATCGATCGCGCAGCGGCGCAAGGGCTGCTGAAGAGCTGCCGACGCAGCCCGGACATGGTCGTGCACCGGTGCAGCTTCGCGCTACGTGCGCAGCGGATCTACGCGCTCGTGCCCCTGCGGCACGACGTGCACGGCGTGTTCAACCTGCAGGTCACCTTTGACCGCGAGGTGTCGTTGTGAGCCTCGCGGACTTCACGCGGGCGTACATCACGTGCGCCCTGTGGTCGAGCAACGACGAGAGTCGCGACGACGGCGGCGATCCGATCGACGACAACTACGGCCCGGAAGATCTCGCGCCCGAGACTCGCGCGAAGCTCGAAGCGGACTGCAAAGCCTTCTTCGAAGCGCAGCGCTCGACGTGGTCCGGTCAGTGGGCCCGCGTGAGCGAGCACTCTGAGGACGAGCAAGCCGGCCACGACTTTTGGCTGACGCGCAACGGCCACGGCGCGGGGTTCTGGGATGGCGATTGGTCGGAGCCCGCCGCAACAACGCTCACCGATGCATGCAAAGCGTTCCACGAGTATCACCTGTATGTGGGTGACGACGGCTTGATCTGGGGGGCCTGAAGATCATGAGCCTACCTGCAGAAGCGGAGGCGATCGCCTCGCTGAGCAAGGACGAGCGCGCCGTGTTGATGCGGATGGCGCTCGGTCGGCTCTTCCGAATGGGTGCGCGTGCATCCAAGCCGGGCGACGAGCTGACATACGCTCGGCTGCGCGCGGTGGTCTTCACGATCTTGGAGGTCGACGCCGCGGAGCGTTGAATCGCCGAAAACAGTTTTCGTCTAAGCGGGCGAGCTGTAGGAGGATCGGAATGGAAGGCGTAGTGCGGTTTCGCGTGAAGTTGGCGGATGGTCGTGTGCTGGTCGGGCCGATCCAAGGGCGCGGCGGCGAGATCGGTAACAGCACAGCGCACCTTTCGCCGCGCAAGCGGGCCGACATTGCGCAGGCTCGAATCGACGCGCTGCAGCGTCGAGCTGAGCGCGGGGCGGCAATCGGTAGCGTCGCGTTCGAGCCCGAGCCCGGCTGCGTGGCGCTCTATCCGGACTGGTCACTCGAGTCACGCGGCGAACACATCGCCGTGCCACTGGTCGGGTCGACCTTCCGAGCGTTGCCGTGAAGACGCTGCACCGCGCCGCCGAAGTGCAGGCTGAGATCGAGCGCTTGGCGCAGGCGTATCACACAGTCTCGATCTCGCGAGAGCAGCACAAGGCTGTCGCGCTCGAACCGCTCGGGGTCGCGCTCGAATGGGTGTGGGTCGTGCGCGTCGGCGATGACGGCCGCGACTTCTACGGTGCAACGCTCGCGATCGCCGTCGGCCGCGCAAGCTACTGTCTGCTTCCGTGAAAGCGAGTGAATAGCCGTGGCGAGGATTCGTCTAAGAAGGGCAACGCAACAGGCACCGCAGCCTGAACAGAGGGAGTATGCAGCCGTGAAGACTTGGAGCCCCGAGCAAAACGACATCTTCCGCTGGTTTGCCGAGGGCAAGGGCAACCTGGTGATTCGCGCTCGCGCTGGCACGGGCAAGACGACGACGATCATCGAGGGGATTTCGCGTGCGCCCGAGCGCCGGATCTTGCTCGCGGCGTTCAACAAGATCATCGCCGATGAGCTGCAGTCGCGGCTGACCAACCCGCGCGCCGAGGCTAAGACGCTGCACGGCCTGGGGTTCTCGTACCTGCGGCGCGCGTGGCCCAAGCTCAACGTCGACAACCGCCGCAAGTGGTCCTTGGCCAAGGCCGTAGTGCCCAAGAACGCCCCTCAGTCGGTCCTGCGCTGCGTTGCCGAGCTGTGCACCAAGATCCGCGAGATCAAGCCACACCTGGTGTACTGGGACACCGACAAGGGCCGCGCGTACGCTGACGACGGCGCATGGGACACCGTCACGCAGATGGCGTTCGATTACGGTCACCTGCTGCCGAGCGAGGACTTCGACGAAGATCGGGGCTGGACTGACGGCGCAGTCGCGCAGTGGGCGCTCGATGCTGCCGAGATCGCCGCCGACCGGACCGACACGATCGACTTCTCGGACATGATCTTCCTGCCGCTCGTGCACGGGATGGTGTTCGGCCGCTATGACCTCGTGTGCGTTGACGAAGCGCAGGACATGTCCGCGGCACAGCTCGAGCTGGCAACCAAGGCGACGCGGCCGGAGGGCCGAGTGTGCGTGATCGGCGACGACAGGCAGTGTCTCTACAGCTGGCGCGGGGCGGACGCGAGCGCACTCGATCGCATGAAGGGCTCGCTCCAAGCTGTCGAGCTGGGCCTGAAGACCACCTATCGCTGCCCGCAAGCAGTCGTGGCCGAGGCTGTGAAGTTGGTCCTCGACTTCGTTGCAGCGGCGACCGCGCCGGTCGGCATCGTGCGCCACGCACTCGACGTACGCGACACGCTCGTGCGCGAAGCTGGTCCGGGCGATTTCGTGCTCAGCCGTACCAACGCCCCGCTCGTGCCTGCAGCGCTCACGCTGCTCAAGAACGGCAAGGCCGCGCGCATCCGCGGCCGTGACCTCAGCCAAGGCTTGCGCAAGCAGGTCGAGAGTGTGGAGCGCTCGGGCGTGCGCAACATCGATGGGTTGCTCGCGGAGCTCGACCGACAGCTCGACGCTGAGATCCGAGTCATCAACAAGCGCGTCGAGCGCGGCGAGATCGACCCGAGCACCGGCGAGACCGCCATCGAGATCGCAGGAGACAACCGCGCGGTCATCACGGCCTTGGTCGAGGGCATCTACAGCTTCGCGGAGCTGTACGCGCGCTTTGACACGCTCTTCACCGGCGACGACGTCAGCAGCGTGATCATGCTGTCGACCGTCCACCGCGCCAAGGGGCTCGAGGCTGGCCGCGTGTGGCTGCTCTCGGCGACCTTCTGCAAGAGCCGCGGCGAGACCACGACCTGGCGTGAAGGCACCGAAGAAGAGAACATCCGCTACGTCGCCATCACGCGCGCCAAGCATGAGCTGGTGTGGCTCGACGGGGACGTGAAGTGAGCTCGCAAACACCCAACGAAGTGATCCCACTGAATCGAAAGGACGTTGGCGCGATACTCGCCGCGCTCGAGTCGCTGAGCCACGACGACGTCATCGGCGCACTGCACGTCCGCGGGGGCTTGACGCTCGGCGCAGCCCGCGCGCTCGCCAACAAGCTGCGGGGTCAAAGCCCGCAGTACAGCGCGCGGCGTTCGCGCGGTACAGCGCCTAGGCTCACGCCTGCACAGACGGCGTTACTTCAGTCGTTGCCGGCTGATCCGAAAGCATCTGCGCCGGTACGAGGTCAACAGATCAGGACCGCGCGCATCCTGTCTCGTGCATGTCTGATTCGCCTGGTCTCGATTCTCCCCGATGGCCACTACTATGCTCGCATGGAACCAGGAAGGTAGCGCTCTGATGGAAACACGTGAACGCTTCGCGCTCGAGATCTTCAAGCTACTGCTCGAGGATCCGACGGTGCGGCAACCATACATCTTGGGTCACGCGACGGGCTCAGCAGACGACAGCGTTGAACGTACCGCGGTCGCGTGCGCGGATGCGCTGCTAGAAGCGCTCGACGAGAAGAACCGCGCGCTAGAAGCGGAAGCCCGCGAGCGGCTCATCGCCCTCACGACAAATCCCAGGCAGCCGAGTGCAGCGGAGCTCGGGCGCTGGTTTGCGAAACGCCCGCCGGTAATCGAGTGCACTTGGGAGGTCGTCGCGCTGCCGCTCGACCGCGAGCAACACGAAGCTTACGTCGCGACACTGCTGCGGGTTTGCAGCGGGCTCGGCATTGAGCCCGCGATGTGGATCGTTGCCCAGCTGCGCGCAGGCGAAGTCTTCCGTGTGACCGCGAGTGAAGCTGCAGCGCTCGACGCGTACGGCTTCATCGTGCGACCGGTCTTGAAGAATATGCCCGGTTGAGGCAACGTCTGGTTGTGCGACGCTCGGCTGGAACCCGAGCCCTGTAGGAGAGCAACGTGCTTCGATATCTACCTCTCGTGATCGCCTGCGCGGCGGCGTTCGTGCTGACGGCGGCGTGGCATCTCGGCACGCCGGGCGCCGTTGCCTTGGGCGTTGTGTGCGGACTCGCCGCGAGCGCAAGTATCTACAAGCGCGGTTCGCGGTCATGAGCCCGCGCTTCTACAACGTGCCGCCCGCGGCGCTGCTTGGCGCGCTCGACAATATCGGCGCGGCCGTCAAGCAGTCGGGCGGGGGCTACCTACTCTGCAGCAGCGGAAACGAGATTGTGGCCCTGCTGCGGCCAGCGCGCAGGCGCACCGAAGTGCGCGTCTTTACGTCGATTTCAACCGACGCGCAGCTGCGCGACTGTGGCGCCGACGCAATCCGCATCTTCTGGGGCGTCATCGCTGATACGGCGCCCTTGCCGGCACCGCTCGCGGCAGGCGCCTACCGCCGCTTGGACGGCTTCGGATTCAAGCCGCTCTGTCAGGCGGTCCGCGTCTTCCGGACGGCGCCTGCGGGCGGAGAAGCGCAGCGCCAGGCCGCTTTCCTCGAGCGACTCACCGGCGTAATCCGTGAGGCGTTCAAGGCCGCCACGGTCGGCCCCCGCTGCCCGGCCTGCGGCGCACCCCAGGTCGAGCGCACCGGGCGCAGCGGCCCCTTCAAGGGCTGCAGCCGCTACCCAGCGTGCAACGGTCGCGCGGAGGCTGCTGCCGCGCCTGCGCGCGAGCCCAACCTCGGGGCAGCGATCGCGCGTTCGATTCGTAGCGAGCGCGCCGAGCGCTACGGGCGCGACCTCGGGCGCCATCTAGACTCGATCGCGGAGAAACACCACGGCTTCGACGCTCTTGGCAAGGTGTACCCACCGAAGGGATTTCTGTGATGGCTACCGACAAACCCAGGCTCAAACCGATTCGGCTCGGTGATCTGATCGCGCAGCTACAGAAGTTGCAGGAAACGACGCCCGACGCGTTCGTGCTGACTGAGGGCTGCGACTGCCAGGGTCCTTGCAGCGGCGTCAACGTCGACCGGGACGGCTACGTCGTGCTCTTGCGTGACGACTCGCGAGACCTGTGATGAAGCTGCTCACCGAGAAGCTGTGGATCGCAATCCAGCCGGTCATCGCACCGCACCAGCTGCGCAGCCCGCGAGCGATGCACTACCGGCTTCTGCCGGGCGCGCTGCCCGAGCACTTCCAGGCAGAGGGGCTGCTCGTCGCGCTCGAGGCGCATTCGCTGCGTTCAGCGCTGACGGCGCTGCTCGCGGCGGAGCGGTGGGGCGCGCTCGTGCATCACAACGCGGTCGATCCCGAGCTCAGCGCACTGCTCTGCGCGGCGGCGATTGCTGCCGGCGAGCGGATCGCGTTCGCGCTGCCACATACGCGCAATGACGGTGAACACCCGACGTTGCGGCTCGTCCGCATGTGCAAGGGCGAGTGATGGCCGTCGCCGTCAACCAGATTTGGGAATCGCTTGACGCTCGCGACAACGGACGACGTGTGAAGGTGCTCGCGCTGGAAAGTCGACCGTTCCGCAAGCATTCGAAGGTGCGTGAGCGCGTTGTGATCATCGCGCGTGTGTTCGAAGATGGCAGCGTCGCCGCGCGCAGATCTGAAGCTTCGGTGCGAGGGTTCACCTTGCGCTACAAACTGATTTCGGAGTGAGAGGGTTGGAGGCTGACGCACGGAAGGCCGGCTATTAGAGAGCGAGTGTGGTTTGCCTCCGCGGAGTTATGAACCGCGGTCCGCGCTTGCTCCGTGCCATCGTCAACCGACCGTGCGTCAGCCTCGAGTCCTCGCAAGGGAGCGTGAGACAAATGCATATTGCCGATCCCGACATCGCGCGGAGACTCGCGACGATCAAGTCGAATGCGGACGAGATCAACGATCTCTCAGAGGATGTCAACGAACGGCTCGAGGAGTTCGAGGATGCACTGCGCACGGCTGGCGTCGGTCTCAGTGCCGATGTCCCGCTCGATCTAGGCGGAGAACGGTACCGCGTCGGGTTCGGTAAAGCAGAAAGTACCTGGTGTCTCGTCGTGACGCGCGGCGGCGCGAACAGCGCGACAACGCCACTACTCAAAGCCCCGCGCAAGACCCGCGTTCACGCACTTGCGCTTATGCCGGCGCTGCTCGACGCGATCATCGCAGCGCAAAAGGTGATGCTGACCAAGTTGCTGCACTCGGAGGGCGAATAAAGGGTGGCCCGCGAAGACAAAGCACCTGAGCTCGAGAAGCACGGCGACACCTACCGCGGGTGCGACCCGGTGATGATCGCATACGCCTATCGTCGCTGGTGCGAGGCAGAGCAGGGCAGCGCGACCGGCAGCCCGCATGAAGCGCCGTCACCTGAGCACAATGACTTGCGAGCACGTGCGATCTGGCTCGGGATCGTGATGCATCCCGGCGTGCAGCTACACGTGGCGACGGAAGCCGAGTACCAAGCGGCAAAGCGCGCTTTCGTCGCAACGCTACAGAACGACGTCGCTGCGCTCGCCGAGCGCATTGCACGAGAGAAAGGCTGAGGAGCAACAATCGATGGCTCAGACAGAGATCACCTTGCGCGCCGACGTCGTCGAAGTGCTGCGTTCGGCGACGGTCGCCGGCAAGCACCTGCAGCTGAGCGGTCAGCTCGACCGCAAGCTTTACCTGCAGGTTGCTGCAGTCATCGAAGCACTCGGCGGCAAGTGGAGCCGCAAGGCGCAGGCGCACGTCTTCGACTCCGATCCGCGCGAAGTCGTCGAAGACGCGATCGCAACGGGCGCAGTCACCGACCTGCGCAAGCTCTATCAGTTCTACCCGACGCCGCCGGCCGTCGCGGTGCAGCTCGTTGAGCTCGCCGTAGTCGAGCGCGGCATGCGCGTGCTCGAACCGAGCGCCGGCCAAGGCGCGATCGTCAGCGTACTACGCACAGCGGGCGCAATCGTTGACTATTGCGAGCTGCATCCGGAGAACCGCACGCTGTTGAGCCAGCGCTTCCGCGAAGGCACGCGCCTAGTCGCCGCGGACTTCCTGCAGCTGCGGCTTGCTGATCTCGACGACCGCCGCGGCTACGATCGCATCGTCGCCAACCCACCGTTCAGCGATCGGCAGGACATCGCGCACGTCACGCACATGTACGAGCTGCTCGCGCCGGGCGGCAAGCTCGTCTCGGTGATGAGCCCGCGCTGGCTCTACGGCGAAGGCGCGGCCATCAAGGCGTTTCGCATGGCGGTGATTCACCTCGGCGGGGTGTGGATCGAACTGCCGGAGGGCAGCTTCAAGCCGAGCGGCACCAACGTGCGCACCGGCATTCTAGAGCTGTTCAAGCTCGACGAAAAACCGCTGCTCGATGTGGTGCGCTGATGCCGCACCTGAAGCTCGAAGAGCGGGACAAAGGTGAGCCCTGGGACGGCTACCCGCCGGGCGCGTGGAAGCGTGATTCGCTAGCTGTCATCGCGTGCAACGGCCGCGGGGAAGGCTGCGTGCTCTTCACTGCCGGTCCGCATGTACGTCTCGAGCTCGAAGAGCACAGCATGGCCACGCTCAGCGATCTCGGGCTCGACGACGCACCCGGCGGAATCTCAGTCTGGGTCGGCCGCTACGTGTTCTTCAACACTAGTCACCCGCTCGGGCCCGACGAGGGTTACGTCAGTGAGCCGCGCGGCAGCTTCCGCGCGCCAACTGATGCGGAGTGGGCTGCGATCCGCAAAGGCGAAAATCCTTGGAACGACGCCGACTGGCGCGAGGAGTGATCGATGACCGGACGTGTGATCGACCTCGATAAGCCGACGATCGATTCGATCGAGCGCTTCCTCGACAGCGTGCGCGAGCTTGGCAACTGGTTTGACTGCTTCGACTGCTTGCGGCCCTGTGGGGCCTTCAACGTGCATGACCACGTGTGGCACGCCGCCGTGCCAGGCGTGTACCTGATCAAGCAAGAGATCCATTCACGCGCGCTCGCGCGAGCGATGCCTTCCTATCTCGCGCTTCTGCGAAAGTCCGGCAGAGAGAAAGGCGCGCCGTTCATCCTCTGCGTGAGGTGTCTCGAGCGTCGCCATGGTGCCCCGCTCGAGATGAAGGACTTCACCGACGCGCCGGTCAACGACGTGTTGCGCTTCGGGTATCTGATCCGCAAACGCGCGGACTTCGCCGCTGGCATGGGCGGGAAAGCTGAAGGCTGATGGCACGCGAGACTTTCGTCGCTTGGAACCCGCGGGGCAGCACGCTCGAGGTCGTCGACAAGTGTAACGAGATCATCGCGGCGTACCGTGCGCAGGGGCTGACGCTCACGCTGCGCCAGCTGTACTACCAGTTCGTCTCGCGCGATCTGATCCCCAACACCGAGAAGAGCTACAAGAACCTCGGCAACGTCGTCAGCAAGGCGCGGCTCGCGGGGATGCTCGACTGGAACGCGATCGAGGACCGCGGCCGTGAGCCCGACAGGCGGAGCGAGTTTTCGAACCTCGAAGATCTGGTCGATGCCGCGGTGCGATCGTACCGGCTGCCGCGCTGGCAGGGGCAGCGCTGCTACGCCGAGCTCTGGGTCGAGAAGGCCGCGCTCGCGGGTGTACTCGAACCGCTCGCACGCAAGTGGCACGTCACGCTGATGGTCAACAAGGGCTACTCGAGCCAGTCAGCCATGTACGCGAGCGCGCAGCGCTTCATCGACGCGTTCGGCGCAGACGACGGCCCAGCGCGCGACATGTGGCTCTTCTATCTGGGAGATCATGATCCAAGCGGCGAGGACATGGTCCGCGACATCCAAGACCGGCTCAATCTCTTCACACGCGCGGACGGCATGGTCACCGTGCGCAAGCTCGCGCTGACGATGGCGCAGATCGAAGAGTACGACCCTCCGCCCAACCCGGCGAAGATGAGCGACAGCCGCGCCGGCAAGTACGTCGACAAGCACGGCTACGAGAGCTGGGAGGTCGACGCTCTCGAGCCGCGCGTGCTGCAGGAGCTGATCAACGTCGCGTTCGAGGAGATCGTCGACAGCGATCTGATGGATACAGTCATCGAGCGCGAAGAGCTCGACAAAACCAAGCTGCGAAAGGCCGCCAAGCGCCTGACAAAGGGGTGATTACGATGGGGACCAACTACTTCGTTCGTGGGCTGCATCGCATCGTCGATTGGAACGTACTCGTTGCGCCTGACGTGCTGCACCTCGGCAAGTCGAGCATGGGTTGGACGTTCGCGCTGCACATCCACCCCGACTTCGGCATCAACACGTTGACGGACTGGAAAGTGCTACTCGAGTCCGCGGAGGTGTGCATCGTCGACGAGTACGGCAAGATTCACAAAGACCACGCACGCTTCGTGCGTGAGTTCATCGAAGAGCGCGAGCGCGACGACGATCGTCCGCGCTCCGAAGAAGAAAAGCGGCGGCAGGCTCGCCGTTTCGGGCTCGACAGCTGGCAAGCGCTGCTTGAACAGAACAACGCGATCGAGCTGCCGACGTCGGGCATGTGGCGAAGGCGCATCGACGGCAGGCACTGCGTCGGCAACGGCGATGGCACGTACGATCTGTGCATCGGCGAGTTCAGCTGATGTTTCTATGCATCGACTGCTGCTCGCTAAATGAACGCGAGCGTTTCAGATCGGGCGCAGTGGCCTACCGCGCGTGCGAGCGTTGTCGCAAGAACAACCTCTGCATCAACGAGCCGCCACCGCCACCGCCCTTGCCGGATCTTGTCAGCCCTCGAGCGTTCGACTCGCGCGGGCTGGCGGCCGCCGTTGCGCTGCGTGATGAGCTCAGCCGCGCGCCGAGCGACTCAGTCGCATACGCAGCCGCGAAAGCGCTCGACTACCTACTTGGCGAGCGAGAGAAGCTGCGCGCGGTCACGACGCCGGCCGACAAGCGCGTGCTCGGCGGCATGGCGAGCGAATGGTGGCGCGAGCGTGCCGCGCTCATCGAGCTGCGCAAGTTCGACGGCCGCAGCGTGCCTGAGCCACCAGAAGATCAATGACGTGGAGCACGCGACGCTTCGTGATCGCGGACGCTGTGATTATCACGCATAGCGCGGCGATCATGCTGTGGCCGCATCTAGCGATGCGACTGTGCTTTCACGCCGCGGCGTTCAATCTGTTTCTACAGCTCGGGACTCTGTGGCTCGAGGACCGTGCGGAGTGAGCGTTACGCCGGACCTTCTGGCGCGACCGCGATCGAGCCGCCGCCGTGGTACCAGTCGACGTTCTTCTGGCTCGCGAGGAATAGGCCACTGTCGGTGGAGGGCAGCAGCGCGATCGCCGTGCCAGCTGTGTCCTGCGAGCCGCCCAGGCCGATGTCGACGAGCGGCTGGTTGGCCGGAGCAGGTGCGGTGATTGACGTGCCGATCGAGTTCTTGCGCACGTTGGCCGCTGCCGGCGCGTTGGTGAACGCGAGCGTGCGCGCCCAGTAGCGATAGGTCCAGTCGTGACCCGAGTCAGGCAGAATGAGCCCCGAGCCGAAGGACTCGCGCGCAGAGCGGAACGCTAGGCCAGCGAGCTGGCCGATGGTGCGGGTCGTGGCCGAGAGCGGCACGCCGTTGTAGAAGCCGACGCTGACGATGTCAGCATATATGGCCGGTGCAGAGCCTGCAGGGTTCAGACCCATGCGAACGGCCGCGTTGCTGACGCCGAAGCTCGCCACGACGGCAGACGGCGCGACGAGGTTGCCGTTGACGGTCAAGGCCAGGTTGTCGCCGTCGTACCAGAGCGCGGCCATGATCAGCCGCTCGATGACGGAGGCGAAGTTGCCGCTGGGGAGCGCCGAGCCGGTCAAGGGGAACGCGACCGTGACCGTGCCTGCGCCGGTGCCGATCGTCGCGATGAGGCTGAGCACGTTGTCGGCGAGCCCGAGCGAGAGCGACCAGCCGTTGTTTCCCGAGAGGTTGCCCCAGAGGAACTGCGCGCCGCTCGCGGGCAGCGAGCTCGGCATCGCCACGAGCTCGCCCCGTACGTAGAACGTGCAGAACGCAGCGAACGATCCATCCACGGCGTTGCCTTGGTTGAAGGCACCAGCGCTCGCGGCCTGGTAGTGGCCTGTGCTTACGTCGTCGACGACGTCGAAGCCGCTCACGGCCTGAATCAGATTGTCGTTGCTCACAGAAGCCTCCGATGCAGTTCAGCTGACGGTTAGCGGGTCCGATCACGCCTCGGGAATGAGATAGCTGCCGCCCTGGTACCAGTCGACGTTCTTGCGACCGCGCAGGAACGGCGCGACGACGTAGCCGCCGGTGAACAGCGCGCCCAAGCGGCTGAGCGCGACGGGGTTGTAGGCCACGATCTGCGTGTCGGCGTTCGTCGGCGTCAGCACGTTGCCCTGATCGGCCAAGGTCACGGCCGCCGGCACCGTTGCGTAGCCATCCGGGTTGGGGAACGCGTCCTGGCGCAGCTGCGCGCTTGTCGGCTGCTTGGTGATCGCGGCCGGCTGTCCTTGGCCGAGCTGCGCCGCGCTGTAGCGGTGCACCCAGTCGGCGCCAGTGTCGGGGTCGAGCGCCACTGCGGCACCGCACGCGCCGCGAGCAGCGTTCCACGCGCGACCGGCGTAGTCTGCCACGTCGTCGTCGTTGTCGAAGTCGACGTTGTAGGTGTAGCCCGCGCCCACGATGTCGATCTCGGTCGCGGCGATCGTGCTCGGACTGACCGGCGGGATGCCGAGGCCGACCGGGAACGCGCTCGGCGCGAACGTGTCCGGCAGCGTCACGCCTGCGACCGCAGCGATGCTGCCGTTGACGGTCAAGCGCACGCCAGGCGAGTTCGCAGTCGACAGCCACAAGCCGATCTGCATCATGCGCTCAGCGAAGGCCGACAAGCCGGTACCGCTGATTGCGAGCGTGATTTCGCTCACGCCCGACCCGTAGCCGACGCGTCCGACGATCGCGAGCTGGCCACCGACGATCTCGATCGAGATCGACCACCCGCGGTTGGCGTCGCTCGCGTCGTTGTTGCCCCATAGGTACTGCGCGTTGAGCTGCGAGCTCTGCGCAGAACCGCGAGGGATGACCGTGACGAACGCGGCGAACGAGCCGTTCTCCGACACCGCGCCGAAGTCCGCCGCATCGGCTGAGCGGTAGCCGTACGGGCCCGCGTTGGCGAAGCCACTCAGCGCGGCCGTGAAGTTGGCGTTGGACATGTGGCTGCGAGTCCCTTCAGCTGAACTAGATTACGGCGTGTAGAAGAACGTGCCGAGGTGCGCCCAGTCAGCGCGTGTGCGCTGGCTGAGGATCGGCAGCGTCGTGCTGCCGCCGCCTTTGGCGAGCGCCACCGGGCTGTAGGTGCCGAGATTGGCGCGACCCTTTCCGCCGAGGTCGGCGAGCGATGAAGGCCCCACGGGGTAGCCCGTCACAAGGTTACCTGCAGCGGTCTTGTTGACCGTGCCCGGCAAGCCCTGCGCCGCGCTTTGGAAGCTGTAGCGGTGCGTCCAGTCGAGGCCCTGGTCCGCGACGATGAAGCCGGCGTTGCCGTCGGTCTCTTGCGCGGCGACGAACGCCGAGCCCATGTAGCCGGGTCCGATGCCGGTCGCGTATTCGACGTCGCTCGAGTAGCCGCACGCGAGGATCTCCGCGAACGTCGCCGGCAGCGCAGCAACAGCGGCCGTGCCGGCACCGAGCGAGGCTGCGAGCGCACTCGGCGAGAACGTCGTGGGGTCGAACGCGGTGAAGCCGCAGATCGTGCCGTTGACCGCGAGCACGATGTTGGTGCCATCGAGGTACAGCGCGGCCTGGATCAGGCGGTTGAAGATGCCCGCTGCGGGCAGCTGACCCGTCGCTGCGACCGCAGGGCCGGTGATTGGCTCTTGCACCGTGGCGTAGGCCGAGCCGTCGCCGACCTTGGCCTGCAAGAGCAGCTCGCCGCCGCTGGCCACGAGCTCGAGTGACCAGCCCGAGAAGTTCGCGTCTTCGCTGTTGCCCCAGAGGTACTCTCCTGTGGGCGAGCCGCCCGGCGCCTGCAAGCCCGAGTTGAGGCTGAACGTGCAGAACGCAGCGAACGTGTTGTCGCTCGCGACCGCGTTGAACGCACCGGCGCTGGCGCCGCGGTAGTAGGCCGCAGCCGAAAAGCCCCGTGCAAACGTCGAATAACCCATCGTCGATCTCCTCGCGGCTTGCCTAGCCGCGTTTGCGGTTCAGCTGATCAGCCACCCTGTGCAGTCAGAAACGCGCCGCCCGCGTACCAGTCGGCGTTCTTACGCGTGAACGCGTGGACGGCGCCGACGCGCGTGAGTGGCGCAGCGGTGTTGGTCTCGCGGTCGGGGTTGCTCAGGCCCTGGCCGCCGAGATCTTCGAGCGTCGCAGGCGCCAGGCCGAACGACGAGAGTGCAGAGCCGTCGGGCTGCTTGATGATCGTCGCGCCGGTGCTCGCCGCGAAGTCGTAGCGGTGAGTCCAGTCGATTGCGCTGATGGGCCGCAGGTAGGCCGACATGCCGCTGTTTGCACGGCTCGCGCTGAACGCGTCGCTGGCGAACTCGCCGATCCCACCGCCGCCACCGTCGAAATCGGCCTCGTTGAAGTAGCCGACGCTCACGATGTCGACGTTGATCGCTGGATCAGCCGCGACAGCTGCGTGCCCTGCGCCGATGCGCGCGAGTAGATTGCTCGGTGAAGGTGCCGCGCTTGCATCGTAGGCTGCGAGCACGCCGTTGATGCTGAGGTACAGCGTCGTGCCGTCGTACCAAAGGCCGGCCATGACCAAGCGCTCGATCGGCGTGATGATGCCGTCCGCTTGCGTGCCGGTGATCAGCACCGCGGCGTTGACGATGTCCGCGCCCGTGCCGATGCGTGCTGCGAGAAACAGCGTGTTGCCCGAACCGCCGATGAGTGAGATCTCCCAGCCGCGCTGATCGGCGACGTTCAGGTTCCCCCACAGCACCTGCTCCACCATGTTCGCAGCAATGTCCTGGATGCCGCCGCGCAGGATGAACGTGCAGTACGCCGCGAACGAGCTGTGGCCAGCAACCGCATTGAACGGGCCGAGGCTCTCCGCCTGGTAGTAGATCTCGCTGCTGAAGCTGCGGCCGGCGGACGGGGTGTAGTTGCTGTTGGTGCTCATTCGCTTGGCTCGCTCGGACGGCGCTACGTTAGGAACGGGGGCAGGGGGTAGCGCGGGGCCACCGCCCCAGCCCGCCGTCGCCGACAGCTCCACCTGCGGAGACCGTTCGGCTTGTTGTTTGCGGAAGAAACCATAACCCGGGCGGAGCCCGGGAGGGTGCTCGAACTTTTCCGCCCCCTATTTTTGTGAGCTTTGCGCTTTTTCGAAGTGACGTGTTACCCACAGTGGATGTCGATTCGCATTACAACGAAACTACTCACCTTTCTGGCTGTAGTCCTCCCATCGTCCACCGCGCGTGCGGATGTGGCGCTCGACGCAGCGAGGGCTTGCTTCGTCGAAGGTGGGTGGTCCGCGACGGAGTGTGACGCCGTATTGGGCGTGATCAGGCGCCGCGCCACTGTCTTCTCACAGCCCTTCGCGCTCGTGCTGTGGTCGTACTCAGCGATCAAGGGTGACAGCCCCCGCGCTCGGCTCGCACGCTCGCTGCCGGCGAGCGATGACCTTCGATTTTCGCAAAGAGAGAACCTCGCGTGGGCGGAGCTGCGCGCAGCTGCGGTCGACTTCCTCGCAGGGCTACGTAGCAGTCCTTGCCCGACCGCGATGCACTACGGCGCCCCTAACTTGGACGGCGACGTCATGCGAGCTGCACGCGCGGTGCTCGAAGGCCGCTGGCAGATCGCACGATGCCGTGTTGCAACGCGCAACATCTACTACGCGATCAGTCGTCGCGTTCGTCCTCTGACTGCGGCACAACCACTTCCACCGAGGCTACTGACAGCGGCGGTCGCACGGGGGTTCTATCCGGGTCGTACTCGTCAGGATCCACAGTGACCGCGGTCGCGATGATCGACGTTGAAATCGGCTTGGGCGGCAGTGACTCGAGCCGGCGACGCTCGCGTTCGTACTGCACGCCGCGGTTGAACATGACCTTGCCGTAGCGCTCGAGAGGCTGACGCATCACAACACGCAGCAAAGACAGGCAGTATTCGACGGGAGCGCGAACCGCGCGTTCGATGAACGATTCGTCGTCCACAGCAGCCTGCGACTCACTCTGCGTTAGCCCCTGCCGCGTCGCAAGTACTCGAACACCCACGCGCCCGCGACAAACGCGATCCCTCCCCATAGAAGGCGTTCCCGGCCTAGGGACTTGCGGTAGTTGACGAGCAAAAGCTGATCATCGGCGAGCTCCTCCTGCGTCACCGCGGGATAGAAGACGTTCGCCTCGGCCTGCGCGATGCTGTAGCGATCGACCATGACCTTTAGCTCGCGCTGGCGGTCAGCACTGCGTCACGCTTGCTCTTGACGATGAGCGCTGCGGTCGCTGTGCCGGCAGCGAGCCCTGCGATCGCCGGCAGCAGCTTCTTGTCGCCGAGCTGGTAGCCGACGAAGCCACCTGCGACGCCGAGCACCGCGCCGAGCTGCGGTAGCGAGCTCGTGTCGATGCCGCTGAGCGCCACGCGCTGTTTGACGCTCGGTCCCGGCATCCACGGCAGATCGCGCCACTCGGTGTAGTTACCCGTCGGTGGCGCAGCAAGAATGCGGCGCTTGCCGAAGAGCGAGAGCAGCGTCCACGGGTTTTTGTGTGCGACGAACAGATCGCCGCCGCTGACGCGCTGCAGCTCTTGCAGCGTCGCTGTGACGTCGTCGACATGCTCGAGCTGCCCCGCGGAAACGAACACGACGTACGAGCCGCTCCCGAGCGCCGAGAGCGCCTGACCGATAGGCCGCGTGTCGCTGTTGGGGCAACCCGGACAGCCCTTCGGATCGATGCACAGGTCGGCGCAGTCGTAGTCGGTGCCGAAGATCTTGCTGAGCACGCTGCTGCTCGGACTACCGACGACGAGCAGCGGCTTGCGTGACGCGGCCTGTCGCTGCAGCGCGAGATTGAAGACGTCACGTGTCTTCTGTCGCTGCTGCACCAGCAGCATGAACGCCTCGTAGCCGAACGCGCTGATGCCGGCCCACTTGCCGATCTGCCGCAGGCGCTCCTTCTGCTTCTTGGTCAGGTGCTTGCTTCGTCGCATCGCTCGATCTCCCGCGCCGTAGCGTCGAAACTAGTAGCCTTTGCTCGGATTGGTGCACGGAAGAAACACGACGCGGCGCGTCGACTTTGGCGAGCGCGTGTCGAGCCGGCCGCGCAAGTAGTGGCGAAGCTTGCTGCGGGCAACTCGACCACAGACGATCTCGCCGATCACGCCCTTGCTGTCCTTGCTCGCGGCACACGCGCATGCACGCCGGCTAAGGCGCTTTTTGCGGCCGGTGTTTCTCCGCTTCATGGTTCAGGCGACCTTGCGCCAGTAGATCGCAGCGCCCGTGCCGTGGCGACCGCGACCGAAGCCAGGTGTGCCCCAACCGCTGAGCGATCGCGCCGGCTGGAAGCGCACCACGGCCGACAGACCGCTCGTGCCGCTCGCGACTGCACCAGCGGGAATGCCGCTCTGCGACTGTGAGATCTTGGCCAGCGCGTACCCGACGCCGAAGGCGCCGCCCGCGACGATCAGCGTCATCAATCCTGCGTCTGCTTTCATGAAAATACCCTCATCGATTTGAGAAACCCGGTCTTCGCCGTCGAGAAGAGCTCTCGACCATCGAACGGTTTGCCACGCGGCGGCTGCCAGCTCTTGAGCACGTTGTAGAGCGGGCTGTCAATGACGGGCGTCGCGGGCGACAGCCACATGATCGCAGCGAAGGCGTCGCTAAACGCCTGCAGGTACGTCGCCTGCGCTTGCGCTGAGCGGTTCCACGCGGCAATCGACGGGACGTACCGCGCTGCGCCGAAAGCTGATTTCCAGCTTTTGCCTCGTGCAGCGACGACTTGCGGCGTGCCGGGGTCGCGCACGCCATACAACTGCGGCGAGCACCAGACCGATCCGCCGAAGATCTTCGCTAGGTCGTCTACATACGGCCAGCCCGGAAATGACGTGAAGCCGATCGAGTAGTTCTTGCTGGCGTACTTGAGCGCCTCGCCGAGCGCTTGCACGTCGTCGTGCTGGCCGAGCCACATCGGCGCGTCTTCGACGTCCGCGATGAGTCCGGCGAGCCCGAGTGACTCCACGCGCTCCATCTGCAGCGAGAACGTGTCGGCCCAGTTGTCGGGGTGCCAGGTCTCCGGCGGGCTCCACAAATAGGTTTGCAGCCCCAGGTCTTTGGCGCGGACTGCGTGCGTCTGGACGCCGTAGCCGTTGATCAGCGCGACAAAACGGCAGCCGAGCCGCTTCGCGTACCCTGCAGGATCACCGTCAGGGTACAACTGCGGCCCCATGGCATAGATGCCTTTGCCGGTGGGAGCGGCCATCGTCGCGTCCAGGGTAGCTCAAACCCGTGGTCGCGTGGTAGCCTCGCGTTCCATGTCCAGCGGAAATGTGATCCCCTTCCCGGCAGGCAACGGCGGCAACCGCCCCTTCGGACTTCCGCCGGTCGCATCCGCGTCGTCGACGCCTTCGCCCGAGCCTGCGGATCCGCGCGCGGTCGATGTGCAGCCGGCGCAGCCGCAGCAAGCAGCTGCAGGGCCGTCAACGCAGGCGGCGAACGCGCTGCAGGCGCGCTTCACCTCCACGCTCAACCTCGCGCGTAAGGCGAGCAAGAAGCTCATCGACTCCGCTGTGCCGGGCACAGTCGAGCTCGGCTTATTCAATCAGTATGGGATCATCCAGAACGAGCTCGCGCAGCTCTTCGCTCGTGCTGCGCAGGCGAGCGACGACAACACGCTGATGGCTGTGGGGCAAGACCTCGAGCGCGTCGAGAAGGAAACGAACGACTTCGTGACCGCGGTCGACACCGCGCTCGCGAACGCGCCCATCCCGACGCAGAGCTCGCTCGTCGGCGGCAATCCGTACTTCTGGTGGTACGTCGGCGGTGGCCTCGGTGCGCTCGCGCTCAGCATCGGCGCGTGGATGTACCTACGCAAGCCAACGCGACGTCGCAAGCTGATGGGCCTGTTCAGCGCTGGTGGACCTGCAGCAACGCCAGTCAAGCCCCCGAGCAAGCGGCGCAAGCTCAAGCGCAAGTAGCTCAGCGCAGCCGCGGGAACGGCACGTCGAAGAGCGGCCGGCCGCCCAACACGAACAGGATGTTGAGCAGCACGATCACCGTCACCACGACGAGTACGACCGTCGCGATCTTGCCGAACGGCTCAGGCAGGCCGATCTTGCCCAGACCCCACCACAGCACGTACAGCACGCAGCCCCACACAATCAGGTATATGAGAAGTCCGAGTAGGGTCATTGCGGCGCCTCCCGTGGTTGCTAGTCCGCACGTGCACCCCGCGCTGGCGCCTGTCAAACGCAGTCGCTACTCGCCGCAGATCTCGGGCGTGCACGGCAACATGACGCAGAGACTGCGGTCATCGTGGTAGCACGCGCCGCAGATCCATTTGCCGCGCAGTTCGGGCGGCACACGGTCATCGTCGGCGAGATGAAACGGCTGTGGGTGATCACACGCGCACGGACAGTGCATGTGCTCGATCTCCACGCTAGCGCCTGCGGCGTCGACGGAACTTCGCGTTGACGATGCGGCCCGCGGTGGCGCTGCAGACAGCCGTGCACCGCTTGGGTTTGCCGCAGGCGCGCGAGCACTCGACGCGAAGTTTCTTCGTTCCGATCGCTGCGCAAGCCGAGCGACAGCGAGCTTTGCTCTTGCAGCGGCGCTTGAGGCACGACTGCTTGATCGCAGCGTACGCGCGCTCTTGCTTGGGTGTGAGATACGAGGGCATCAGTAGTAGGCCGGCTGCGGCTTGCTGCAGGCTTTCGACAGCGACTCGATCAGCACGATGAGCGCGGCGTTGTCGAGCTTGATCTCTTCGACCTTGCCGCCCTTGCCGGTGCTCAGCGTCACGGTGTGGAAGACGTCGTGGACTTCCCGCTCCGGGCCATCCATTACTGCTGCTGTGTGATCACCGTCGTCGCCAGGGACACGAAACCGCATGCGCTGCTTGTCGCGCTCGATGGTCGTGCGATGCGTCGTCGTGATCTTCAGGTGGAACGCGTGATGGTCGATCGTGACGACCTGCACGAACTCGCGCGGCTGCGACGACTTGTGACGCGTCTCCATGAAACCTCAGATCACGCGGTTGGCGACGTACGTGCCGAGCAGGTAGAGCCCACCTGCGAAGACGAGGTCTTGCCACAGCTTCTTAGGCTTGGGCCACTTCTTGGGCGCCTTGTTATCGTAGAGCGCAACCGCGGCGAAGGCGCCGACGCCGATCGCGACGTCGCGCAAAAGCTGATTTCCGCCGGTGTCGCTCGGCGTCATGCCGAGCGTGACGAAACCGCTGTGGTCGACCGCGCCGAGGCCGAAGCCGTTCATTCTCTTGCCGTCGCAGCCACAACCAAGCTGACTCATGATCGCAGACTCCTAGGTGTTGCTTTTGGTTGCGGCCATCACGCCGATGCCGGCGCCAGCGACCGGTGCAGCGAGCAGCAGAAGCAGCGCGCCGACCGAGCGGGTCGGCCGGCGGCGAACGCTGAGCGCGATGATCGCCGTCAGCGCGGCCGCGCTCGCCGCGCCGAGCAGGCTGTACTGCGCTACGCGCTCGGCGGGCAGCACGATCGAGCGGTCGAGCTGCTGCGAGACCGACTGCTGAATGTCGTTCAGCGACGGGATCGACACCTGGCTCAGACCGCGCAGCTTCATGATTTTGTTGCCCCCGTTTTCAGCATCGTCCGGGAGCCACGACGACCTCAGAAGACTACGCTGAAACCGCGGGATAGTTCAAGGCAGGGCGATGCTGTCGATTGTGGTCTCAGCCGCCACATCCGGCGTGATGCCGCGCCGCAGCTGGTTGTTGTAGGCCGTGACGAACCTCTCAGCCTCCGCGCGCTTGCGGGCCTTGTCCTTGTCGAAGGCGAGCCCGACCGCGTAGGCAAGCAATGCGTTGCGGTGCGCCACACGCATCTGCGCCTGTAGTTGGGTGATCGGACCGCCAGGCGAGACGCCTTCGGTGACGGGCGCGGAGAGCGCATCGATGTGCGACTGCATGTCCTTGCGCTGGCTCTCGAGCGCGGAGATGCGGCCTTGGAACTCTCCGTTCTGGCGCACCAGCGCGTCGACCTCGAGCTTGGTGTCGAGCTTGGCGCCGACCCAGCCAGCAGCTGGCAGCACGACGAGCGCGGCGACGGTGCCCACGAAGCTACGAACACGTGGTGACGAGACGAGTGTTGCGGCCGCGCGGATTGAGTCGTTGCGCGGCGGAATCTCGAGACGATCGTTGTCCACGTCGCGTACGGCTGGGTTCTACTCGATGCCGAGCAGCTTCTGTGCGAGCTGCGATGGTGAGACCCGCGTGTAAAATCCGTTGGTGAGCTCAAGCTCTTTGGCTTCAGCTGCGAGCAAACACACATGCGACCAATCCAGCATGTGCTCGCCGCGCAGGTCTTCGATCTTGGCTACGACGGTTGCGTTCAAATAGATCGTGCGCTCGCACACGCTCGCGTCATCGAGTGGCGGGCACGTGCGAACCTGCAGCTTGATGAGCTTTATTGCGGACTCCATTTCATCACCCCTGCACGCTTGAGGCCGTAGAGCAGAAAGAGCGCGGTCGTGATGCCCGCGCTCGCGGCGAGCGAGCCAACGAGTAGCTTGCGCCCGCGGATGCCTGCGACGGCGAGGCCAGGCGCGACGAAGATCGCACGCAGCGCGGTCGCCGTCGCCACCTTGGCCCAGCCAGCGGGATCGCCCTCGTACACCGCGGCAACCGCATAGGAGCTCGGCGGCGAGTTTGGGTCGACGTAGCAGCTAGGTCCGCTCTTTGTCTCGCCCAAGGCCAAAGCGCCTCCTGAGTCTGTCGATAGCGTCGGTGGCTTTTTCGTACGCCGTCGAGCGGCTGAGCCCGACCTGCGCCGCGACTTCATCATACGTGTAACCGTGCAGATGGGCTATCACGATCGTTTGTGTCGACGGCGGCATCCGCAGCACTTCGGCCATGGCCGACTCACCCCAAAACGCCTGCTCGGGGTTGATGCCGTTGAGCACCTGCGGGTCCTCACCGAGCGAGTCCCCGAGTGCGGACGGTTCTGCAAGGGTACGTTTGACGAGGGCTGCGAGCCGCCAGCGGAACACCTTACGCACCCACGTCGCTTCGCTCGCGCGGTCGTCGAGCTGGCCGTACGCCTCGAGCAAGGCGTCCTCCCAGCAGGCGCGGAGCTCGTGATGGTCGAGCTGCGGATGGCGCTTACAAGCGTGCAAAAGCAGCGGACGATACGCCGCGAGCAGCCGCTCGACGGTCGCAGTGTCGAGTGGCTTGCCCACCGCGGCTAGCCATCCAAGTCTGCTTCGTTGAGCACCTGTGCGGTGATCTCCGGCAGCTTCTCGGCGCACAGCGCCATGGCTTTGGCGGTTACCTCCTGCAGCACCTGGTAGGTGCGGCCGAGGATCTCCCGGGTCAGTAGGCCCTGCGGATCGTCTACGAGCTGCTGCGCGAGCAGCGTTCGGATGACACTCGAGCGCGTGGCGAACTTCTCGTTGGCACCGTCGGCTCGCAGCTGCGCGACCTGTTCGTCAATCCTTTCCAGTAGTTCGAGCGGAAAGCGACAGGTGATGACGTTGACAGCCACGATGGGCGAATACTACAGGCGACCCCCAGAACACGTCAATCACAGCGATGCCCGTCAACTATAAAGTTGAAGCATGCCTGCGACAGCGAAGACGCGCCGTTGTCTGGCCGGCACAGGTTGACCAGCACCCCGGTCGCAGGCATCGACGTCAGCCCGGCGAGCTTCATCGTGCCGCCGCAGATCGCGTCGCAGCTCTCGTCCTGCCCAACGTACGGTAGGCACAAACCTTCACCTGGCTGGCCAACGCAGCTGAAGCCGTCCGTACAATCAGTTTGCGTCTCACAGCCCTCGCAGGCACTGCGACTGCGCGGCGCGTAGTAGCCGCTGTCCGGCTCTGCCGTGGGCTGCGCGGCGTCCGCGGCAGCGTCCGGCTCTGCAGACGGCTCACTGGCATCCGGCGGCACACGCGCGTCAGACGGCTCACCCGCGTCCGGTTCTAGGTGGCCGCCGTCCTCGGCTTGTATATGCCCGCCGTCGGAAAACCCTCCCCGCCCGGCGGTCGATTCCGTCGATCCGCCGTCGATTTCCTCCGCGCCCGCGTCGACTGCTGAGCCCTCGGCGCCATCGAGCTCCTCTGCTGCGTCCGTCAGATGATGCCCGCCGATCGTGGCGATTTCGTCCGCGCTCGAGTTGGGCTCGTCATGCCCAAGCGGGTTGACCTCGAACCCGCAGGCGACCAGCAGCAAAGGTAGGACAGCGACGTACTTCATGACTCCTCCCCCGGCTTGACGGTAGCACGCGCGCGCCTATTCACCGTTTCGGCGGCGGCTCTTGCTCATCGGCGCGATCGCGCAGCCAGTGAAGTGCTTCTTCGAGCTTGGTAATCGCGATCGCGTTCTGCCGGCAACGCCAGTTGATACCAAGCTGAAACCACTGCAGCCGATCGATCACGATCGCGAGTAGCACCTCGTTGGTTACGCCGTTGATGCCGGCGTCCTTGAGCGAGCCCTCTTGGAACTTCAGCTCGCAGAGCAGCAGCTTGGCTTCTGCAGTCCGCACGGTGTACTTCGCATTGCCGATTTCAACGTCGATCTCGATCGCGCGGTTGACTTCGTCGATCTCGTGAAGTCGACGCGTCATTTGGCACCGGTGCACGCAGGGTTGGCGGCAGCAAACAGGTTGGGCCAGCGGGCGTAGCAGAGCGTTCGCAGCTTGATCGCGAACCGCTGCATCTCGAGGTCTGCTGCGTAGTCGCAGCGCTCGGCGAAGAGCTTGGCCAAGGCCATGGGGTTGGTGGTCCACACGAAGCTCGTGCAGGCCGCCCCTGGCAGCCGCTGTGCCGCAGCTTCGTAGATGCGCTTGCGGTCCATACCCACCGGATCTTTGCCGTTTGCCTCTCGGTAGCGCGTGACTTCGCGATCGATGTACGCGAGATAGTTCTCGTATGCAGTGTTCATGTCCTGGTGAAACCGCGTGCGCGCTTCGACGTCGTCCGCGTCGCGCGGGTGCACCGAGAAGTGCCCGCTGTGGTGCGTGAAGCGCGTGCTCTCCTGACTCGGTGAGCCTTCTTCACTCCGGTCAGCGCCAACGTAGTGGCGGATGAGCTCGTGGCTGAGCCTGCGGCCCACGCCGCCGAAGAAGAACGTCATCTTCGCGTGATAGAGCACGCTCGCGTGAGGGATCTTGCCTGGTTCGCCAAACAAGTTGGCGATGTACTCCGCGTTGCTCTTGCGACCAGCCTTACGGCCAAAACTGTTGTAGCATTTGCGGCCAGCGAGCTCGACGAGCAGCTCACCGCCCGAGAGCGCGCGATCGCCCTCGAAAGCTACGTGCGGATAGATGCGATTGAAGGCTGATCCGTCCTCAGGATCGAGGCACTCCGGCGCGAACTCTTTCAGCCAGTCGACGAGTTCGACAAGGCCACGATCGTCGAGCTGCGTTTCACCGAGAACGAAGATCGTCGGTTCATCTACAAGTGTCGCTTTCATCTTGGGCTCTTTCTTGGGTTCAGCTGTAGGGATGATCGCTGCTGGCGCATCGGCAGCAGCGCGCAACTTTGCAAGCGCAGTCACACCCTTGCGATCGCCGCGGATGACGGCGATGTCCGCTGTGTGCAGCGGACACCACGTCGGCACGTAGTTTGGCCGGTGCCGACCGAGACCGCGGGCAGGGCGATGCGCGATGCAGGCGTGCTCAACCCCGCGGCGATCGATCGACGCCGCATGTGCGAACGGGCAGTCGTCGCAGGAGTCTACGTGCCAGCGGAGCAGCTCGACAGGCTCAGTCGCCAGTGACATCACGCTACCATCGTCTTGCCGACCTTGCCGGATGCAGAGAAGCGCATCGTGATGCCGTGGCGCTCCTTCACGACGGTCATGCACTCTACGAGCAGTTTCTTGACGTCCTCGCCACGATCCTCCGACGCCTCGGCGTAACCGGCGTCGTGGATCTGCGCGATGGGAAACGCGGTGGGGTCGACCGAAGGCAGCTCGTTGCAGAACAAGATGAACGCCTCGTTCATGTAGTCTGCGCCGCCCGACTGGATGGGGTAGTTGAAGATCTCGGTGATAGGGATCTCGACGCCAGGGAAGCCCGCGAGCGGGAAGATGCGACGACGCTTCATGATGGGAGAGAAGAGCGCGCCGTTTTCTCGCGCGAGCTTGACCTGCTCGTCACGCCAAAGCGGGATGCCCTTGAAGAGCGTGAAAACAGTTTTCTTCACGTGCGAGATCATCGGGATCGTGATCGGCGGCCCCTCGTAGCCGCCGTTGTAGATGGCCTCGAGCACGGTGTACTCACCCGCGCCGTAGTTCAGGCCGTAGATGACGCGCTTGATGATGTCGCGCAGCGTTTTGCGCCGGCAGGTCTCGCACATGCAGCGTTTGATGCCGCCGTCCTGCGTCGGCTTGACGTGATTTGGGTCGCTCAGCGACAGCGCGGTGTAGTTCGGGAAGGCGATGCTTCCAACGAAGCTGTGCGGGTCGTATTCCGGTTCGAGCTTGCGTTTCTCGTTGGCGCCGAGCACGCGCTTGATCAGCTCTTCATCGCCCGACAGCCACGCGATCATGCGCAGCTCGAGCTGGTCAGCGTCTGCGCCAACGATGCACCGGCCCTCTGGCGCTTCGAACGCATCGCGAAGCCAAATAGGTACGTTCTGGCCGTTGGGCGAGCTGGTGAAGCGCCCGGTACGTGCGCCCCACGACTGCCAGATGAAGTGGACGCGGCCGTCTTTCCACGGCTGCATCGCGGGCGCGAACACGAAGTTGCTCGCGACATACTTCTGTTTGCGCAGCTCGATGAGGCCATTGAGGACCTTCAGCGCCTGCGTGTTCTCCGTCGTCGAGAGGAGCTTCTGCAACGCAACGCGCGAGGTCTCGGGTTGACCCTTGGCCGTCGTGTCTACCGCGGCGAGCTGGAAGAACGAGTCGCGACCGAAGAGCAGCGAGATGAGCTGGGGCGCGCTGTTGAAGTTCAGATCGTTGGGCGCAGGGTGATCAGCTTCTTTCAATGCCGAGCGGATCGACGCTTCGGCGGCAGCGATGAGCTTACGCGAGTGTTCGCCGACCTCGCGGAACTTCCGATAGTTGAGCGGAACGCCGGCCATGGTCATGCCGAGCGCGATCTTGCGGAGCTGCGAATCGACTTCGTAGACCTTCGAGAGGCCCGCGCGGTCCATGCGCCCGCCGGGGATTGCTTGACCGCGGTTGACGCCGAAGTGCTCAATCGCCAGGCGCGTGTGCCACGTGTCGCGCGCGTTGTAGAGCTCGAGCTCTTCATAGCTCGCGTGCACCTGCGCGCCGTTCTGCGTTCGCGGCGGCTTCCACGCGTGCACGTCGGCGACCTCGAACGTGACGTGCTCCAAGCGGTGGGGCTCGTCTGGGTACAAGTTGATGTGCGCGCACATCGTGTCGTCGACGCAGCTGTTCGCGGTCTCCGAGCATGGAATGCCCCACACCAGCTCGAGAACGGGCAAGTCATAGCCGAACCCGTGATGGAAGCTCTTGGGGATCCGATCGTCGGTGAGGTACTGGTAGAGCACCTCGAGCAGCTTGTCGTCTGGGTTGCTCGGATTGCAGTTACGCGTGTCGACGACGAGCGTGTGCGTCAGCGTCGAGATCCCGATGCACTTGATCTTGGTGACGTTGCGGATCTCGCGCGCGTCGGTCGGTTTGCCGTCCGCGTCGAAGGCTTCGGTCTCGATATCGTTGCTGAAGTGCGGCGGCTCTACGTTCTCCTTGAGCCACGCGTACACGAAGTTGCGAACGACCGCGGGGTCGCTTGTGCCAGTGTACTGCACCTTCTCGACCTTGCCGCCGCCGAGCAACCGCGGGATCTTCTTCAGATGCTTCTGGACGGTCTTGGCGTAGAACTGCTGGCCGCGCAGCAGAAACGCCGGGTGGTACGTCGGCAGTACGTATTGCACGCCCTGCGCAGCGAGCCAGGGGTCAAGCTCATACTCCTGCCGCGGCTCGTCCTCTTTGCCGGGTACAAAGATCGCACCTGCTGCCGCAGTGACGTTGTACTCCCAATCGAAAACTGTGTACTCCTCATTACGGCGCTTACGACCGCCACACTTGGGGCACTTGATCATCTTGGGCCGCAAACGCTTGAACGTCGCGCCGCACTTCGGACACGGCAGCGCTTTGAGCTGCAGCAGCTCCTCAGCGTCGATGCCTGCGACGTTGTTCGCCCGGAAGAAGTGCGTGTACCCGCACGGGATCGACGTCGATTCGTCCTCGGGATTTACGACCGCGGAGGCGCACTGCAGCACCGGCCCGACTTTGCGCGTGAGCGGATCACAGTTATCACAGTCGAACGGTACGGTTTTCGTCTTCTGAACGTCGTAGCCACTGATCGCAATCCATGCAGCCGCGCCGAGCGTGACGATGATCTTCGGCCGCACGGCCTCAATCTCTTTTTCGAGCCGCCCAATGCACGACGGGATCGCACGCGGAAACTCTTCGTGTAGCGCCTTGTCCTTGGGCGGCGGCTTACACAGCGTCGCGTTGGTGATGTAGCACTCGTCGATGTTGATGCCGACGTCGTCGAACAGCAGGCGCAGCAGCTGCCCCGAGATGCCGACGAACGGCCGACCCTTGCTGACCTCCTGCTGCCCCGGGCCCTCGCCCACGATCATGACGCCATTGAACTTCTCAGGGCGATAGGCGCAACAGAAGTGGCGCCGCTCAAGCTGCGGCAGCAGCTCACAGCTTTCGCAGTTCGCGTAGCGTGAGTCGAAGACCGGCAGCTTGAGCGGCTTGTTCATACTTGATGGCTCGCGCGCTCCAAAATCAGTTTTCGATAGTCGTGCCGCAGGCTGTGCAGCACCTCGATCTGCGTGTCGCGTGCGATCGCGGAGAGCTGCATGTTCCGGAAGAGTCGGCGATCATCGACGTCTTGCATCAGCCGCGCAGCTTCGAGCCGACCAAGCTTCATTCCCTCGGATTCACCGAGGTCGAGGTAGAACGCGCGAACGCGTGCTGCCTCGCCCCAACTGAAGCCGGCCTTGATGCCGAGTTGGCGTTCTGCACCGACGGCGTCATCGAGCAGATCGGCATGATCGAAGAACAGATGCGATGCGTACGGCGACTCGTCTCGGATGAGACAGTGCAGCGCGCACACGCGTGCGTAGAGCTTGTTGAGCTCGCGATCGCCCTTGAGCGGTGATTCAATGACGACTCTTTTCACAATACGATCCTCGGTGGTACCGGCGCGGGTTTGACGCTCATCTGCTGAAAGACGACACGCACGCCGAGCAGCTTGTACGCAGCACGAAGCGCGGGGTTCATCATCAGCATGATTGCGAGCAGCGTGCCTACGATCTCTTGCGTTAGGTTGCGCGGATCGAGCTTCTTCGGACCTACAACTTGCATCGGCGGCTCCGGTCGCTGTCCTGGCGTCAGGACGAGCGCTTGCTGCTGCTTGCCCAAGATCGCAGCGAACAGAGGATGCTTGTTCCGGTCGCCACCGTGAAACGTAGGCATGACCTTGCTCAGCAGCTCGTCCTGTGAGTTGAACTCTTCCGCAGCCGCGGCGAGCACCGCCCGCTCGTCGACGATGAAGCCGACGAGCCCGAGCACTTGCTGCGTTTGCTGAGCCACCTGATGGATCAGGGCCACGCGCAAGCGCTCGAGCTCTTCCGCACTGAGCTGCGGCGGCTGCGAGCCGTTGCTGTCGGCGTCGCTCATGGCTCGATTACACCGAGCGCGAGCGGCGCGTCTGGTTGCCAGGAGAAGCCGCACGCTGGTTGCTGGCAGGCTGCGCGGCCGCACGACCCTGCGCCGGAGCGGCGGCCTTGCTAGTGGGCTGCGCGTTCTTCGCGTTCGATGGCGCTGCAACTTCCTGCGCCTCGATCGGGCGGAAGTTGTTGAAGCGGTTGTTCTCCTTGCCTTCGTACTCACGCACGGTGGCATCCGCACGGACCTGCTTGCCCACGAAGTCCTCGGGATCGAAGTCGATCGAGAGGAACGGCTTACCGTCCTCGGGGTTGACCTCATCGAGCTCGACGATCTCGGCGTCGATGCCCGTAGCGTCGATCATCTCCTTGACGAAGCCGCCGGTCTTGTCCGTGATCGTCATGAAGTGCATGACGTTCTTGCCGGCATACTCGCCGTCCATCACGCTCATCTTCATCCGCAGCTGCGGATTGTTGTTGCTCGTGGTGGCTTCTTCGACGCTGACGATGTCGAGATCGTACGTGCCCTTCGGCAGCGGCTGGAAGTCGGCGCGGGACTGCGATGCGGTTACCTTCAAACGACTCATGTGCTGGCTCCTTGGTTAGTCACTTCGTTCACGTTGCTGCGAGCAAATGTTGGATTTTGGCGTACTCGAAGTTGTCGACCTTGTCGGGTAAGCCTGGGAAGCGCGATCGCGCGGGAAACCACTTGTGGTCTCGGAAGTGCACGCGATAGATGTTGCCGCCCTTGCCGCCAGTGAGAACCTCACAATGGCCGATCACGTCGCACGCGCTCGGAAGCTTCTGCGCGGCTTGACCCGGGATGAGCGGCCGGCCGAGCACGACCTTGCCATCTTCACTCTGCTCAGTCGTGTCGAGCGCGGTGAAGACTGCGTTGACGTCCATCGCGCGCAAGCGCGTTTGGATGTTGCGCAGGTGTGAAGCCAAGACGCCCCACTGCTGTTGGTTCATCTGCTTCTGCGCGCCGTCCGTCAGCTCTTCGACCGCGAGGTCTGTGAAGTGTGAGATTGACTCGCAGACGATGGTATCGAACGGACAGTTGTCAGGGCTGCTGAAGTAGACCTTCTCGAGACGATCGATCACCGACTCCATCGACCCGCGGCCTGTCTTGGGGTTGAGCTTACTCGCCTTCATGTCGACGATCTCGTAGTAGAGGATGTTCTGCTGCCGCAGCGTCGTGATCGACTTCTCATTCTGCGGCACCAGGAAGATCGGCCGCGGAAAAGTTGAAGCCATCCGCGTCTTCCCCGTGCCGGTCGCACCGTAGAAAAACCAGTGCGACCAGGTCGTAACGAGATCAAGTGCGTTGCTGCACCCGAGGAGATCTTCAACTGTCTGCGTCATCGTCGTGCGCCTCCGCGGCAAGTGTGTAGCCGGCGAACTTACGAACGTCGGCGCGTTTGAGCTGCTCCGCCGTGAACGTTGGGTGCTGTTGGCAGAGGTCGTAGCAGGGGCACTTGCTGTAGCCGCGTGCAGCGCCCGCACAGTTGCCGAGGTACTTCGGCCAACCCGCACGCTCGGCAGCCTCGAGCATGATGTTGCGCGTACCGATCGTGTGCTCGAACGCCTGCACGTGGCCGGGCGATGGGTTGACCAAGTGCCGGTGCGCCTTGAGCGACGTCTTGGGATCGAGCGAGCGCGGCTTGGTCATGATGTTGACGACCACGCCACGCAGCGGCGGGTACGCGTCCTTGTCGACGACCGTCGCGATGAGCCACCATTCGCCGAGGATCTGCAAATCCATGTCGTAGGCTGCGAGCAAATCTTCCGTGAGCGCGGCCGCGGACTTGTGCTCCCAGAAGAACATCCCGCCGCGTTCGTAGTCCTCGACGATCAAGTCCGCGCGACAGGTGTACGGGTCGTCTGACCAGTACTCGAGCGTCTCTTCGACCGCCAAGATGCGGATCTTGTCGACGCGATCGAACGCCTCGAAGTAGTGGTTGAGCATGATCCGAACAAAGCCGGCGATCTCCGCGTAACCTTCGACTTCAGTCAGTCTGTCGAGCAGCGCGTACGCTTCCGCTGCGCCCTCGTTGCACCCGCCCCATAGCCACGCCGGATTGGTCGGCTGCACAGGCGTCTTGTGCTGATGGCGCTGCATCGCGCGGTAGTAGAGCTCGAGGCACAGATGCCAGAGCAGACCGATCGTGAGCGCGTCTGACGGCAAGAGCGGGATCCACTGAAGGACGTACCGAATGAAGAACTCTCGCGGACAGTGCTGAAACGTCTTGTAGTAAGTCGATCCCCGAGGTGACGCGCTGCCGGGCTTCATGCCAAGCGCCTCATGCAAGGGCAGCCGGCGTGGCGTGCCCTTTGCATTCTTGACCTTGAGAACCAGCCGGCTCACTGCAGCATGCCTTTCAGCCGCGGGATGAGCTGCGTCCGGCGCGTGACGTACTGCGTATTGGAGATCGCTTGTTTGACGCCACGCTCGTCGCCGATGACGATCACCTGTTTCCGCGCTCGCGTGACCGCGGTGTAAAACAGTTTTCGGTTGAGCATGCGCCCGTGGACGGAGTGACACACAACGATTACGATTGGCCACTCTGACCCTTGCACTTTGTGTACGGTAAGCGCGTACGACAGCGCGAGATTGCGTAAATCGGTCACGCCCTTGTAGTCGCGATACTCGTTGTCGAAGCGGACGCGAACGCGCGATGGCGTCTCTACGATGGCGACCTCGCCGCATTCCCCGTTGTAGACCTCGAGCTGATAGTTGTTCTTGGTTTGAATCACGCGATCGCCGCGGCAGACCTTGACGGCGTCTTCGTACGCGCCGATCTCGGCGGTCAGGCCCTTGGCGTCGAGCAGCTCTGCTCGAATCTGCAGGTTGAGCGCATTCGCGCCACCCTCTTTGATCCGCATCGGCGTGATCAGTTGAAACTCATCCCAGGTGTGGCCGGCCTCGAGCAGCCTGCGGATCACCTGCACCGCGATCTCACCGATGCCGTGCGCTTGCGTGGTCGCGAGCTCGTACCACATGAAGTCTTCAACTTCCGTGTCAAGCTCAACGTCCTTGCCAGTGAGGATCTTGGGCGCGTTGCGGTAGATCCAGCTCGCTTCAGCCGCGCGGTGGACGGTCTGCAGACGAACCGTCGGAACAACGCCACTGGCGATCATGTCGCCAAAGAACGATCCCGGCCCTACCGGTTGAAGCTGGTCTGCGTCGCCGATGAAGATGATTCGGGTTCGCGCAGGATCGATCGCTGCAAGGATGTCCGCAGCAAGCCGGATGTCGATCATCGACGACTCGTCGACAAGCACGACATCGAGCGGCAACGGGTTCTGTACGCCGTAGTAGAAGCTGAAGCCCCCGGCGCTCTCGGGATCGAACTGCCACTTCAGTAGCCTGTGAATCGTCGTTGCTGGTCGCCCCGTGACCTCTGCGAAGCGCTTAGCAGCCTTGCCCGTCGGCGCACAGAGCGCGTAATGCACATGCTGCGCATCGAACTCCTCGAGCACATGCTCCGTGATCGTTGTCTTGCCGGAACCTGGCGGCCCGGTGACCACTAGCACACGCGCCTGCAAGCAGCGTTCGACTGCGAGCTTCTGCTGTTCATCGAGCACGATGTCGCCGTCGACTTGAACGTGCGTGTACTTGGCCGGTAGCTCCGGCAGCTCGAGCAGCGCTTGGAGCTGGTTCGCTACGAAGCTCTCCGCCTCGTAGATCGTGCGCAGCATTGCGTGTACGCCGTCGACGACGATAGTGCCGTGCAAACTCAGATCGTCCTTGTCGAACTCCTTGAGCTTGCAATCAGTTTTAGCCTGGCTGACGAGCGTGTGCGTGTGCACGTAGCAGTGCCCGTCCAGCATCGCGCGATCGAGCATGTACTCTGCAATGGCGACGCCGCGGTGTACGTTGCCAACCTTGAATACACCGAGCTTGCTTGCGACCGCGTCGACGGTCTTGAGCGGAAACAGCCGCGAGAGGATGTAGGGATTCTCTTTGACGAGTCCGAGCGCGCCAGGCCCAAACGCCTTTTGGATCTTGACGATGTCGCGTTCGTTCAGGCCGTCGATGGTCATGTGATGTTTCCGTCCCAGGCTGCGAAAGCTTGCGCGACCAAAGCGTCTGCACCCTTGCGGCCGGCGAGCTCGGTCAGACCAATGTCGCTCGAGATGTCGTGGCGAATGCCGAGGATCTCGTGCATCAGCTCCGCCTTACGCAGCAGGATCGGCGCGATGAGCGTGTCCATGGATTGCCTCGCG